ATGGTTCGTTTTCACGATTGGATGCTCAACTCCCGGTTCCCGCTGATCCCCGTCGTTAGATGGCCCAATATGGCATCTGTCACACATGTGAATTCACTCGACTTGCCCGCGTTGCTGGTTGCACTCATTGGGTCGAACAGGTGGTGTCCACCCGATGACCGCAGCGTGTTCGACACCTTTGTCGACGAACATTCAGGGGTGACGTTCTATTCCACTTCCCAAATGGAGAAGGAAACCAGTTGGTGGCTCTCGCTAGCGGTAGACGGCTCTTGTTTTCGAGGCAATGCCGACAGCGCGCACTCACCCGGGGATATGGAACCCTCGAAAACTGTACTCATCGGTGACGTCGGCATAGGATTCGATGCGCCATTCGCCCTCGATTATCGAACGTCGACCGTGAACCCTCGCATCATTCACTACCGCTGGCATGAAGACAATAAGCACAGTCGGTGGGTGGAAATCGCACCCAACTTATCGTTTTTTCTAAATGCCCTCAATTTATAATGGCCATCTAACCAATAAAACCTTGACGTCGCGAGGTGCGAACCGAAGTTCAAGGCGTCTGTTCAAGAAGCCCGGATGAATGACTCGCGACGCATCCCATTGCGTATGGGATAAGTCTTCACGGCCTATGCAATAGAAGTGACGACCGGCAAACCAACTTCATGAACTGTGGGATCAGCGTGCAGGAATGGGATCTTATGGTCGGGGCAGAGGCCGCATTGGGGAATTTCTTTGGTGGCGAAGAATTGGCGGATTTCGGCGTCGGTTGTGGTGGGCGGGATCGCTTGGTAGTCGCGGAAGAGTTGCCAGGCGGGGATGTTTTGAAGTTCTAGTTTGCGTTCTAACTGGCTATGGTACGCTAGGGCCGGGCATTTCCATAGGCAACTCAGGTGCAATTGCGTACAATGCTTTTGGATGCAGGCCTTCCAGCCGTCGCGTGGATTTGAGAGGATCGGCAATGCCTTGCCGTCGACCATGTTGTACTGGCGTCGCCAACCGGAATGGGATTGGCGAACCCCGATTCGTAACCTTGGATGATCGCGGCGCCATTTCGCGATCGTTTCTTGAACCGCTGCAAACTTCTCCAGATAGTCTGATGATGTGCCATGCTGCGAGATCTCAAGCTTGTAGCCTTGATTGATCAGGACCTTCGGTAACTCTGGATGGCGATGGAGGAAGAACCCGTTGGTGACCAGCAGTCGCTTCGAGCGTCGAAACTTCCAACGTCCCATGACGAGGATTCGGCATAGGTTTGGATTCAACGTGGGTTCGCCACCGAGAATCGTGAACCGCCGCGGCTGAATGCGTTTGCACCAAGCATCGAAATTCTCTCGAGCTTCTTCGACGGTCACAATGCCGCCACGGAGAAAGTTTGAATAGTGTGAACACTGTTGGCACGAGAGATTACAACCATGAACGACATGAAATTCAAGGGATCGACAGTGGATCATGTTGCGTCCTTTCGTTCGTCGAGCATCCGCGTCTTGACGTCATGCACGACAACTCCGTCGGGTGGGCTTTCCCACTTGAAGCCACGTAGCTTGTGCCGTGTTAGTGCGATTTGCCGAAAATGGCTGCGGCGTCGCATTGGATCGTAGTTTTTGTTGCTGACGTGCAGATGATCGATGCCGTGCTCTTTTGCCAACGCGACTTGCATGCCTGAGTACACTGCCCGTAAGAAGAAGTCCCAGTGTTCACACGTTTTCAGCGCACTGGCCCAGCGGATCTTGCGACAAGCCTCGGTTTTTGCCAGGAACCCATTGATGACAATATCGCACCAGTAGATGTCACCTTCGTTTCCTCGATGCGCGACGTCGGCATACATGATGCGGTCGCTGCTCTTGACGAAACAGCGTGCCACCGACCCGCCGCCGAACGCCAGCAGATCACAACGGTCCTCGATCCCCAGCAGCTTTTCCAGCATTAAGGGAACGTTCGAGGATTTGGTGAGAACATGGTCATCATCAAGCAGCACGAAGTACGGGGTTTCGACAGAATCAAGAAGCCGGTTGCGGCCAGCGGAGATTCCGATGTCGAATCGCGTCTGGATGAGCCGGTCCAGTGACCGCACGGTATCCGGGTATCTTGCGGAGAACCTCAATCGTGGCTTGCCATCATCCAGCAGATGGATCTTTGCACCTGGTGCATACTTGCGTATGGACTCGATCAATCGAAGGCACGCCCAAGGACGATGAATCGTTTTGATCGTGAAGGTGATTTGATCAAGCTTCACAGCTGAGTGGCCTCCTTGGTGCGAGAAAGATGCTCGATACGCACATGGTGCTGTTTCCCAAGTCCTGCTCCTCGGTAGTTCCATTCGCACGGCAGCCAGTAAGTTGGCACTTTGGACTGAAGCAACGCTCGTGTCAGGTAGGTTTCGTCGGCGCCGTAGCCTGGGTAAAGTGCTTGCCAGAGCTGCATGGCCTGTTGCACCACGGGCGAGTGGCGCAGGAACAAGACACCGGAATTACAACTGGGTGTGCATGGCAACACATCGACATGCTGGAACCTGCGAGAAAGTCCGTGAATGGCAGCAGCGTGGTATCCGTAGTTGTCGGTGAGCAGCCGTAGCGGCGACGCCGCGTCACTGCGTTTGATGACGGTGTCGGTATCAAGAAACATCGTCCGAGTGTATGGCAACCGCGGGATGAAGGCCGGTTTCACCGCGTAGCCAGAATTGCCTGGCCAGGTCACAAATACAATCTCGTCCGCATCCTCGACGTCGGCCAGGTTGGTGACCACCGTGATGGGTAAGTCGAGAAGCTTGTGCGCCGACTGGATCGAACGAGCAAGTGGCTCACGCATCGATTCGCCGATCGCAACGTAAAGAATTCCTTGGTCTCGACATAGGCGGGGAGCCGAAGAATCCGTCATCCATGTTTCCTAAGTTCCGGGTTGACGTGATCGACCGCTGCGTCAAACTCCTCATCCGACGGATTGATCCCTAAGAAGTCAACCAACTCCTGGACCTCCGTTCGGGGATCGTCGCACAGTACTTGGAAGTCAACGCGATGGACGGGAGTGTTGGGATGCGACTGGATGAACTGCTCGCGGTGTTCGAGAAGGCTACGCTGAAGACGGTCGCAGGTTTCATCGTCGGCCGCGAACCATTGGCCGCGGTGCTTTTTGCTGCGAGCTTGCAAGCTACGAATCGAGGCCTCGATTGGCCGGTCGATGGTGACGATTCGCAGCGACTCGCCAATTGCCTGGTACAGATGATCGGCGAATCGGCACAGGTGGGGATACTTGCCGCCGGCCACGGTGTTATCTCGTTTGGCTTCCGCTTTCTTGTTGATGACAAAACTCTTTAGACGGCGAACCAATTCCTCATCGGCAATCGTCGGATCCGTCGCGGGAAAACGCATCGCCTTCTCACACAGATTGGCGAGACCGACTGCTTCGCCGCCTCCGGTCGCTTCGTAGCCGCCGAGCTGGTTGCCCATGTGGACGCCAAGATGATGCATCACCATCGCAACGCATGACGTGCCACTGCGATGTGGACCGAGGACGGCGAAGAACGGCGTATCGCTGTGATCGGCGTTCCGAGCGTCATTGAAGAACCGCGTTTGATCCCACTTGCGTCCACAGATATTCGACTTGGTGGGAAGCTGTCCGACGAGCCAGCGATCGGGGGCGTAAACCGCGACCGATTCCTTTTCGATACTTTTGCCCTGCATCAGCTCATAGCGTCGCTGGATCAATCGTCCCAAGTGATGATCGATATGATGCTTGGTTTTCCAGTCCGAGGCGTGGAGATGGCGATAGATCGTCTTCATCGCTTCGCGTCCACGGACCATGAAGGCATGGGTCCGGTTGACGTTGTACGGCCGGAAGACCTGATCATTGATTTTCACAGGCGGGTGTTTGCCGGCGAACAAGTGCTGGCCGCCCAGGTAGGCCAGTCCCCAGTCGGTGGGCAAGCTCGCAACATATTGATGGAACAACTTGGGGAATCCGTCGATGAACCCCGCGTCATCTTCAAAGACAACGTAGGAATCGCCCCCCTCAATGAGGCACTTTTCCAGGATCAAGGCATGGGATCGGTAACAGCCCCATGCTCCATTGCCCGCACGCCACTGGGGTGGTGTAGGGACGCGGCGGCCGTCGATCGCTGCGAAGCGTTCGGGCTTTGGGAATGGCCAAGGCTGGGGCAGTTGCCTCATCCATTCTCGCAAACGATCCTCCCGGCGATCGAGGTTAATGAGAAAACATCGATCGACGATTGCAGGCGGTAACAGTTGACTTGTGGCTGTACTGGATTCGACTTCCGTGATCACGTTTGTTTGCTCCTCATTTCCAACTTGCCTCGGATCGTCGTGATCTCGGATCCTTGCTCGTCTTTCAATTGCACTGACCAGTCGTACTGGCCTGACCGCATTCCATCGGTTTCGACACGCGGTAGATCGAATGCCAGCATCCACTGGTCTGCTTCTTCGCTCACGGTTCCTTCCACCAAGAAGGAATCCCCCAAGGATTGGTGTCTTGCACCGAATTGACAGGAAGCATCGCCGACGGCAACATTCGGTGGTGGGGTGACACTCCAGCGAAAATGGCGAGCATGGCGTGAGAGATAGTCGTCGCCGATGATGACAGGACTCGAGATTTCACCGTCACCGACTACTGGCTGCGAGGTAACGACTCGGCCAACCAGTTTGGCGTCGATGCTGCCAATGGCCTCAAGGACGGACGAGTCATCATAGATGGGCGTTAGCCAGGTGATGTCGCCATGGGCGATGACATCGTTACGAGCGGCGGTTACATCCAAAACGCTCGCTGATTCTTCACTCACCAATGACACCGCCACGGCGACATCCGTATCTGCGACGTTGGGGCTCTTGATCTGGACCGTTACTTCTTCGCCTGCCAGGACGACGAAAGACTGGGTTTGCAGGAGGGCTCGCGGTTCGCTACCGAGTTCTTGCACATCCGGGCCACCCAACCAGGCATTCCCGTCAATGAAGATTGTGACTTCAAAGTCGCCGCCGCTGCCGTCGAGGTCTTTGACCCCGTTTCCAAGTCGGATTGAGACGGAGCAGACTCGGGGTTCTGTGGCAGTATAGGTCAATACCGTTGCGCCCGTCACGAGGTCAACGTCCGCTGTTTCAGTGTCAAGGACTTCAAATGACATCGGTAACTCCTTGAGTATCAGTCTTGGCTTTTGCCGATCGCCCCGTCAACGTTTTTAGTCTGACAGTCCGCTCGCCCTTCTTCGTGCGTCGCTTCCAAAGGAGTGTCTCGACTCCCAGTTCACGAAGGGCTTTGCAGATTGCCTGACGGTAGAGAACTGGCGGTTTGATTGTTTCCGGCAGGATTTTGAGTTCGACTGTCTGCTTATTGATCCAGTGGATCGAGCAGCCAAACTCGTACGGGTCATTCTGCTCAAAGCTCTTTCCAGGAGCGTAAACGCGAAGCCCGCCAGCAAAGAGTTCGATGTCCGCGGTGTAACTGGCAGTGCGGGCATCACCGCTATTGAGAGTTAACATCAACTGACTCCTTTCCATGTTGAGATTTGGCTGCACTTCTGCTATTTCGCCATGGTTTAGCTCCAGGTGTGTCGTTTGGCTCTAGCCAGGTCACGCCCTGTTAGAGGCAGTTTTGTGGTAAACAGACGATCGTCGCCATTGAAGGAGCGGGCGAACTTCGTATTGATTGGCACGATTGCGGAGACGTCCGTGCCAACCAAGCTTGGAACGTCGCAACCAAGCCCATGGAGTTCGGGTGCATCGAATGGGTTGCGGTCCACTAAGGTGTGAGGGCCGAGTTTGCCGGGAGAGAGCGTCTTTGGCATTCCGTCGGCGGCGTTAGGGCTACTTGCCAGACCGGGAACACACTGGCCCAAATCACCGATTCGGCCACCATGCTCGACACAGTGGTCTTTGCCCACCAATTGGCTGCCCCACGTAACCGCCAAATCGCCACCAACAATCTGTCCATGATGTGCGCCAGCAACGTCGTAAATCGTTCGTCCAGCACCTTCCTGTAGCGGATAGCTCGCAACAAGATTCTCGCCATTGTGAATGCGAAGGTTGCACAACTGGCCATTGAAAAAGTCCGACGGATTGGTGCCGTCGTATTCCATACCAAGTTGAACGCTGTCACTTGCAAGTGGATCGATCGGAACAAGTGTGCCGGTTGCAACGAACCCATCGACGACCAGCGTACTGGTTCCCGATTTGTTGGCGACCAGATCAAACGTGTGCCAATTCCCATCGTTGAAGTTGCCAACGACGGTCAGTCCGTAGATGAATTTGGAATTCACACTGATAGAACCGATCCCGCCAGTGCCCGCACCCACGGTTGCATTCAGGTAGACAACCAGCATGTTATCACCACTGGCGGTGTTTTGTCCGTAGATTGCTTGGAGCGAGTTAGAATTGCTTCGAAACTTGCCACTAACCCGAATCGAAGTCGCCCCGCTGAGGCTGGATGCGACCTCACCAATATCCACATAGTTAGTCGCCCCACTGAGTGTCACGCAGGGAACTTTGGTTGCGATCGGTAGGGGCGATTTTCCTGTGTACTGCAGAACGCCGCCCAAGGCATTTGTGTTTTCATTGATGGCTGGGATCACGAGGCTTTTCAAACTGCCCCACCAACGGAAGCCATTGTCGTTGCCCGATGCTGACCGGAGTGTCCAATCGCCAGGTTTGGAGACGCTGAAGTTCCGCATCGCCCCTGCGAGGTTGTAATCGGGAGTGGCTGCGAAACCGGTTCGAATGGCGGACCACTGTGATACGTCGAGTCCGGCGATTTTGACATGAACCCAGTCACCAGTAGAAAGTGCCGCTTGGACCTGCATACGGTTGGACGAAAGGTGTTCCACGCCGTCGATCAACAGGGAGGTCGCAGACGAATTCCCGAAAGTAGCCGAGGTGCTGTCCACCGCAAAGGCTACGGCATAGGACGATCCATTGAAGCAGAGTAGAACACCTCTTGGGTCCGTGGTGAGTAAGTCGAACTCAACCGTAAGGCCCGTTTGGCCTGCTGCCTCAGGGGGAAACACCACGCAGTCGTGAGGACTGGCGGCGGGAATGTCGACGGCGATTGAACAACCAATCGAATTGGATGGATTTGGAACATTGGATTCAACCGCGTGGAATGACGCTTGGTCGATTCCGCTTAGTTGAAGGTGATGTCCGTTGCCTGATGAATCGTAGCCGATTGCCCCCGATTCTTCGTTACAGTGGTAGCTGGCGACCAGCCCATCAATGTCGATGAGCCCGTCGCGAAGGTTGATCGCTTGTTGTTGGGTTTTGCTTTGATCAAAGACACGAATGTCACGTAGTTGCCCGCCGAAGTATTGTTGCTGGATCCACGATCCAATCGCGAAAACCGTCGCCGTTGGATCGATTTCAAAAGGCAGCGTATGAGTTGCCAGCACATTCCCGTTCTTGTAGCAGACGACGCCCGACGGCATTGACGTGACGAGGTAGTGACTCCAGACCTGCAAGTCTGTTTCCGTATTGACGTCGATGTATTTGCTCGATCGCTGATAGATCCGTAGCCCCATGCCGCCACCGTAAGGATCAAACAGGTAGATGATCGTGGAGGTTGTCTTGGTTTCGTTTCCAATCGAGATTGCTGCTGGCACGACCGTGTAGGCACCCGACGTACTTCTAGCGAAGAGTGAGATCGTCCAGGATGATTTCCCCGCCAGCTGGGTTGCGACGGAACCACAACCGGCAGAGTCGTCCACTCCGTCAAATTCCCAGCATCGCCCACTTCTTGGAACTCTCAGCGATCCATGCGGCTCGAGTGGCGTTAGCACTTCGGTGCCGTCAATTGCCGTGTAGGGTTCGGACTTTGACTTCCCAAGTGCGTACTGCAGCAGAGTCGGCAACTGAAGCGGGCTCCACAAACGCTGCCTCGCGTGCAAGGGTGCTTTGAACGGTTGGGCCAATAGTGATAGGCTTCGCTGGGAGTTCACGCTTCGGCTCCTTCCGGATACTTTCGTTCAAACTTGCGAATCGCAGTCGAAACCAGCGTCTTGGCCGCGGTGCGGGTGATGCTGCCGTGTGGCAAACCTCTCAGTTCGGCTTCTTCCATTAGCCAGCCAACGATCGTATCGAGGTTGTCGCGGCATCCATCGGCGCTCCAGTCGTTCATGGTTTCAGCGCGAGTTTCGCACTGGCACGAGTCGTTGGGCTGCGCGAACCAAGCAAGCATCCGCTTCAGTTCCGTGCCAGGCCCAGGCCGGAAGTCGGTGATCTTTAACGTGTGGGTCTCGGGCGGTTTGACACCGGGAAGGTAGTTTTTGAGAAGGTTCCGCAGTGCCGCTGTGTCACGGTTTCGTCGCTTGCGGTGGACGATCGCCATGCCAATGGTGACCAAGTTAACGGCTCTTGGGTTCTCGCATCCCTGGCAATCGAGGCATGCCGCTGCACTCGGCTTGACGGAGCAGTCGGCCATTTGCGTTGCAACCCGACATTGGTTGTCGATCAAGTGAGGGCACTGCATCATCCTGCCATCTCCAACACTTGTCCGTCATAGGACGCGGACTCACTTGGCGGCTCGCCCACCTCGTCGCAATCGGAGTTCAATAACTCCCATCCGCAAGACCAGACCCATACGGAATGACAATCATCACTTCCGCTGCCCGAGCCATCGCTCGGCGGGTTGGAATCACTGTTTTGATTGGAATCGCTCGTCCAGTACGATTCGCTGTACCCGTCGGAGTCACTGGGACGTTCTGACTCGCTCGGTCTGTAGGAGCCGCTTGGGTAGTCGCTTTCGGAATCACTCGGTTCGTCCGAATCGCTCGCTTGATCCGAATCGCTCTGTGACTCTGATCCTAAATGACTCCCGACGTCCGATCCTGATTCACTATCCGATTCGGATGGTTCCGACTCGCTACCACTCTTTGACGAATCACTGTGGCTCGGATCGATCGACAAACTCGAGTCGCTGGTGCTGTGACTTGACGGCTCGCTTGACGAACTTGGTGTGCTTTGTGAACTGTCGCTACTTGACACCTCCGACGAACTACTCAGCGACAGGCTATGGCTCGAATCACTCTCGCTCGATGACGACTCCGAGGGTGATCCCGAATCGCTGTGACTGTCGCTGCTTGACGAACTGCTTGAGCCATCGCAGCATCGGCATCCAATGGTCAGGTAGCTTGATGTATCCTCATGGAAATGACAGACGATTTGTTGGTTCGTCAATAATGCGTAATCACAGACGTTGTAGACCGAGACAATGTTTCCACTCGGTGCCCACGCAGTGCCGCCAAATCTCAGTTCTCTTGCCGCACCCCACGACTTAGCCTTGATCCGCTTGGTTGGCTTGCAAAGAAGGGTTTGCTTAGGCGGCTCGAGTAGCCAGGATCCACGACCGTCGTACGTGACCCCGACATACTGAGTTTCCGCTCCGACAGAACCGCGGATCGGTTGCGTTCCATAGTGGCGAACCGAGACGGTGATCGGGTTGCTACTTGGATCGACCACGGAAACCACATCACCGTCTGAGTTCACATGGTGCAGTTCGCACTGGGACTGGCCCGTTCGCGATCCGACGCGTGCCGGAATGCCGTCGCTGGGAACTTTGGCGAGGTATTTGCTCGGATGCACGTTTCCAATTCGCACCACGGCCCACTGCGGACCGGTCTGTTCCGGATCACGTCGCCACAGTATTTGTGCTGTTCCGTCGGGAGCCGATCGAAGATCCGACACGCTGCCCGAGAGATCGGCCATGTTGTGCCATGATTCAATCACATTGACCTGAGCTACCGCTACACCGTCGACTACAACACGACCGATTCTTCCGGGAGCGATCGGCTCGACAGCCACAGCGATCTTGCCACGATACGATTCCCCGTTCGGCACGACGACACGAAGCGTAGTATCGCGGGCGGCCTTGACCACATCGGTATCAGGGTCGGGTATAACCGACTCCATGGCGACGTTTCCACCGATGGGGATGGTGACATCCGAGTCATTGTAAACTCGCAGCACCGATGCATTCAGGTGAAGGCGGTCTTGGCGCGGTGCCGCTCCATCGAACCGGGACTGGGCAACGGCGTCGGCAGCACGCAGCAGACGATTGTATTCGGCTGCCTTGATCTTCAGCGGATCACCGGGGTTGACGCGACGCGCGGTCATTACAAGCCCCCCTCGCCGAGAGCCAGCAGATCAAAATCCCCCGTTGGATAGACTTGCTCGACATAGGCTGCAGCGGGAACACGCAAAATCCGATCGCCTACCAACGCTTCTTCGTGTTTGACCCACAGATAGTCCCAGCCACGTTTTTCGACGACCAGAATATTGCCGACATTGAAATTCAGCTGATTTGGCCGGCAGGCGAACTGGTACGTCAAGTCAACATTGTTCTCTTCGTTCTCACCACCCTCGGCGCCAAGGAACAACACTTCGCCGGCCGAGAATTGGCCCCAGCCCGAATCGTTAACGCAGCCCGTCAACCGAAATAGGGTGTTCAGATAGGGGACATCGACGGTCTTGAACTGCCGGCGCAGTTGAAACTGGAGTGCTGGAATCGTGATGTCGACACCTTGCACGGAAGTGTCATCAACACCGATGGCCCCCTGATAGTTAGCGGTAGCGTAACCGGGCGCAGCGAAAATGCCCCGGGTCACAAGGGATTGGTTCAGGTGCGTCGTACCGCCAGTGGTACTGAAACTGGTGGGAGTTTCCAGTTGAGAGCGAATGCTCACGTCCACATGGCATAGCTTTTCGGCAACCTGAGTTGCCTGGATATCAAACTTCGATGGATCCAGTTTTTGAGACTTCAGGTATTCAACCATGGCTTGAACCGCCTGGGACGGTTCAATGTCGTATTCACCGCGGGTCAGCCAGCGTGTGGATTCACCAGTGAGCCTCCCTCCATAGGCTTCATGGTCGAGCGGACGCTGCTCAACGGCGATTCCATCATCGCTGATAAAAAGGCTCATGCGAATGACAAGCCTCCATTGCGAGTCAAGCGGACGAGTTGTTCCGTGTTGGTAGCCGTTTGCAGAATGGCACGCTTCATCTCTTCGCTGAAACCGTCGTAACCAACCGACGCAGACTGCAGGTTGGATGTGCTTGCCGAAATCGCGGCATCGAAGCGACCCAAATTCCTAGCGGCCGATTCAAAAGCTGCGTTGATGGATTCAATATCCACCGCGGGGAATTCCGAAACCATGGATTCGTCGAGTTCACCCGGCGGTAAGGAGGGCTCTTCTTCGGGTGTGAGCTTCAACAGTGGTGCTGGGACTCGCTCGATGAGCGCATCATCCTCGGGAGCAAGCATCGCCATTGGCGGGACATTCGACGCGCTGCCTCCCAATCCCAGGCTGCGAGCATCAAATTCACCGGCCACCTCGGAACGTACGTTTTCCAGATCGGGACCTGCGGCGAACTGATCGATCGACCGTTTTGCGCCGCGATCAAGGCCAAGTCGCAGGTCCTTGTCTTCTGGCAATTCAAGATCTGGAGCGCTGATTTCCGGAGATTTGGGAGCCTGAGGTGCCGGCGGCGCCTTTGGGATTGCGGGATCGGACTGTTCAGCACGACCGACTTCATCGCCGGTGGCATCTGCACCGACCTGCTTGGCTCGCTCAACGGCTGCATCAAAATCGGCCTGTGCCTTGTCAATTGCCGTGCCACCATCGTTTTGACTGTCATCTTTACTCGGCGTTCCCGCTTGTGAGTCCGCACGCATCTGATCGAGTACGGCTTGCACCCCCGCAGTCGTATTGTCAATCGTTTGTTGGCGACCTGACTGATTCGCCTCGTTCTGGGCGAATTGCATGTCCCTGGATTGATCGACGACCGCATTCCTGGCATCAGTCTCTTGGTCGATCGCACGCATGTCGGCGTCAACATTCTGGCCTTCGCGGGCTTTTCGACGAGCGTCGAGTTGCTGCTGGATCCCTTCCTGCATCTGTTGGCGGTTCGCTTCAATCTCCGCTTTGCGCTGCTTTCGCTTCTGTTCACGCTGCGAAATCCCTTCGAGACGTTTCTGTTCGTCTTGGCGATCCGATTGACTTGTCTCCGCGTCGATCTTTCGCATCTCGGCGTCGACGTCAATGTCCTCGTCAAACAGCCCCTTGAGTTTGATCCAGGCTTTCCGTAGAAACCCGACCGTCGAATTCCACATCGATTTGACTTGCCCGACGAAGACCGTCCAAGTGTCCGTCAGATAGTCAACCGTTTCCACCCAAGCGGTTTCAACACCTGCCAGAGCATTGACCAGAACGCCACCAATCTTAACCGCCACATCGCCAGCGATGTCAACCAATTCATGAAGTTTCAAAAACCCCTTCTTGAGGAATCCGATCGTGTTGTTCCAGCCTTTTTGTACCGCTGAGGTAAGAATGGTCCAGCCATCGGCCATGAATCCGAGGGTGCTGTTCCAGACGCTGACGAGGCCGGACAGCGCAGCAATCATCACATCGCCTAGAGCGAATGCGGAGTCCGACCATGCCTCGGCGATGTACTGGGTGAAGTCTGTCCAAAGGTTCTTAATGTAGGTCGTCCCTTTGACCCACTGAAGCTTTAGGTAGCTCCACATCACATCGGTTGCCGCCGTGATGTCTCCCGCTTTCAATGCGTTAGCGATCGCTCCAAATGCGGCGAGCGTATCGGCCTTGAGCGTTTCAAACACACCTTTGAGATACTCGATCGCTTTTCCGGCGATACCTGTGCTGTAGAGGAAGTAGGCACCAAGTGCAGCAACGGCTGCGACAACGGCACCAAGAGGCGTGAATAGTGCTCCCACCATCGTGACAATGACACCGATTGATGCACCGATGAAGGAGAAGATCGAGGCGAGTCCGCCAACCGCAAAAGCTGCGGCAGCAGCGAAGGAGCCGAGAGTGAACAGCGCTGCGCCAATGCCGATAATCGCCACGACACTCGCTGCGGCGATTTTCACGACACGTTGGTTCTTGCCAATCCACTCGACCAGTCCCGACGCGGCTCGCGAGAAAGCCTGGATCATCGTGGTCACGCTCCCCTCAAGTGATTCACCGATGGCAATAGCAACCGCTTCGATCGAGCTTTTGAGAATCCGGAAGGCACCCCCAAGTCCGCCTTCCATTTCTTCGGCCGTCTTTTCAGCGATCCCGCCTGCCTTTTGCAATTCCTTATAGAGCTCTCGCGTATCGGCAACACTTTTGCCGATCGAACTGGCGGCGGTGATGCCAAGCAGCCCAAAGACCTCGTTGAGCTTTTCGGCTTTCTCGGCTGTGCCCATGTTCTCGGTCGCTGCGGCCACTTCTCCGAGCACATCAACCAGCGAACGAGCGTTCCCTTCTGCGTCTTTCGTGGTCACACCGAAGACCTTGTGGAACTTTTCGCTCTCTGCAGCACTGATCGTGAGCAATCGGCGCATCGCACTACCGGCCGAGGAGCCTTGAATCCCCATGTTGCCGAGTGTGCCGAGGATTGCGAGTGTCTCTTCAAGACTCATGTTGGCGTTCGCAGCCACGGGGCCGGCATAAGACAACGCTTCGCCCAGCGACTCAACGGTGTTAAACGACTTGTTGGCCGCAGCGGTCAGCCCATCGGCCACACGGGTCGCTTCGCCAGCTTCCATTCCGAACTGTCGAATCGTGGCTGCCATGATGCCGGATGCCTGTGTCGCATCGGTCCCGGTGGCGCGGGCCAGGTTCATGACCGAGGCGGTCATCCGCTCGATTTGGGTCGGATCGAAGCCTGCGCGACCAAGTTCGGTCATCAACGATGCGACTTCGCTCGCCGAAAAGCTAGTGGTTGCTCCGAGTTTCTTGGCAGTATTGCGAAGGCTTTCGAGTTCCCCTCCCGTAGCCTGCGTGATCGCAGCCACACCGCGCATCGCATCATCGAATGATGAAAAGACTGCAACACTGGCGGCCAGCGGCGCGGCTGCGGCCGTTCCGAGTCCCATCAAACGAGTGCCAAGTAACCGTGTCGATTGACCAAAAGCCTGCAGCCGTTTCTGCGCAGACTGCAATCCCTTGAGGAATTTTGAATCCCTCGTGGTCAGCTCGACATAGGCGGCACCGGCTCGGACTTGGGACATGGGAGGAAGCAGTTAGAGGATAGTCTTTAGGATGGTTACAAGATTCGTTACTTGATTGCCAACTCAAACGCTTTGCTTGTCTCTTCAATGCAAGTCACGCCTACGACTACTCCACTCGCAAGAAGCGTTTGCAAGATGCAACCCATATCCATTGCGAGACTCTCGTTGATGGCGAAAGCACCTTTGATTCCATCCATTTCACCGTCGATCTTAAAGCTTGTCCTCAGTGTCCTGTTGCTTCCGTCATCGCATTCAAAATCAAGCTCAATTTTCCACTTCTGCTTTACCACAATTGATCTCCTTCGGGTAATATTTTGCTCTAAGCAGCTTTGCGGCTTGCTCAACACTTGCTTTCGCAGGAATTGGTCGATTGACGACATAGGGATTGAAATCGTCTGGCCTAAAAGGTTTCCGGCGTCTGCGGCGATCTCGGTTGATCTCGGCTTGCAGAGCCATCAGGCTACTGGTGAGCGTCCAATGATGTTGTCTCGCCCCATCGGCCATCCATACGAGTTGGCGAAGCGTTAGGGGGCCTGGGTCGACACCGACGATTCCGGAGAGGCGGAAGACGAGTCGCTCGATGTCGGCACCGCTAGCTTGCGTTCCATCTCCTCGATCACGTTGTTCACCAGGGTCGGATCGTCCAGTCGCTTCTCGATCGCTGCCAAACCCCGTGTCTCGATCAGCTTCTGCTTCTCCGCCGCCTTCCGCAGAAGACGGCGGCGGTCCTCCGGGAAGTAGGCAAGCAGTGCCTCGAGCAATGCATGGGTGGCGTCGGCAATCACATCGCCGGCCAATCCTTCGCCAAACGCTTCGTCCGAAATCTCTTGCTGGTCCGCTTGTGGCTTGCAGGTGGCGTAGAGTACATCGCCGAGTAGAAGTGGGTCGCTTGATAGTTGTACGACAAGATCGCCATCGACGGCATCGAGCAAACGAATGCCAGTGAGCGATTTCACGCGGCGAAGGGTCGTGTTGTCAATGTCGACGATCCAAACGCGACCGCGACGGTCAGCGAACTTTTGCATTGGGTTTCCTTACCACAATAGGCTGAAATTAGGTTCCACCACCAGAAGCGTTCATGCCGGTGCCACTCGATGACTGAGTTGGCTTGAGCGTCACATCGGCTGAAACCACCTCTTCGAGACTCTGGTTGACGTTGAATCCCATGCATTCGCATGTTAGGTCAAGCGTTCCACCGGCGTCACTGACCGACACCTCGCAGGGATCCCCCGACATGAACAACGCCTGCAGGGTCGCGAATGAAGTGTCACTCGTTTTGTTGAGCACCGTGAATTCGATCGATGCGTCCTTGAGCGTTCCCACCGTCGCTCGCCAGCCATTGCTCGCTCGCGTCGATGCGTCGGCCTCTGCCTTTTCCAGATTAACGGTCAAGTCCTTGACGTTGGTGATCTCCGCACCGTCGATCGACAGCGTCGCATCGAGACCGAGTACAACTTCAGCTGGCATGATTTGGTTTCCTTAGCGGATCGAGTCTTTCCAGAATTTTGGAAGCCTTGGCGTCATGGCGACGAGCGCTGGTCGCATGAAGGGTCGCTTGGGGTAGTGGCGAACCAAGTTGTCGCTAGCTCGTCGAGCGTTCTCTTCGGCGATCAATCGTGTCGCTCGCGCTGCTTGTGCTTGGGTTTTGAGTTTGATCCGCTGGTATTTGTCAGCGTATCGGTAGGTTTGAGTGCGGCCTGACTTGGTGGTGCGCCGAACGATACGACCTTTGCGAATAGGGCCAAAGTCGCCAACACGAAAAGTAGAGTGAACGAGTTGTCGCTTTCCACTGGTTTTCGTTCCGCCATGCTCGTGTAGTTCCCACAGTTTCGATGCGGTGACTCGCACCGGCCCCACGGCCACGTCCTGTTTCTGCTTACCCACGTCATAGCGAATCGTCCGTTTGATGTTGCCGGTTTGCGTATGGGGGGCGGTTCCTGGACGGGATGGGCCTTTCTTTCGTTTGATGCTCCGACGCGCTGTCAAGCGAATGGCACCACCGGCTTGACCGAGCGACCGAAACGTCGCGTTTTTCACCTTTTTCTTTAGTTGCTGACCATCGAACTTGATGCGGACACGAAGTCCGATCATTTCGACAACTCAAACGTCAGCGTCAGTAGACTGGTGAATTGGTTGAATTGCTGCCAATGTTCCGATGAGTACAGAACAGAGTTTTCGACCTTGACGCAGCGAGCCGCGACGTACGAGTTGAGCCGCTTCAGGCGGAAGTAGTCGGCGATCTGTTCGACGAACATCACCAGCGGATCGATCTCTTTGGCATCACCTTTGGAAAACTTCTTCTGGATTGCGATATCGATGGTCGCATGAAGCTTGTTTGACACTCGATCGAGTGGCAGGTATTCCACCTCACGAGGCACGATAGTAACACGAAGCTCCTTCACGTCTTCCAAGTCGAAATCGGGAACGTAGAGACGTTCTGACTTGAACTTATGAGACAGCTCTGCCGCATTGAGCTCGGCGACGATACTATCGGCAATTTGCAAAACGGTCGCATTTGCGGTGGTGGTCAAGCGATGGTCTCCACTTGTTTGGTATGAATTCGCAGTTTCAGCCGATAGGGATCGCTGTAACGCCAGGGAGGGTCGCCTCCGAGAGACATCACTTCAAAGACGACACTGGGTTCGCCCTCTTCGACAATGCGATCGCCACGGCGCGGAAGGGTGCCAATCGCTGATAGCAACAGATCGGTGGTGTTGATCAGGTAGTCTCGGACTTGGCATCGAGTGATCGCCCCCTCGCCGTCATCTTGTTGATAAGCTGAGTTGCCGATCGTCGCTTGCAGCTCGACGCCAAGTTCACCTCGGCGATAGATGACTTCGCGCGAGGCATGCTCGGTCAGCCTTTCACTGAGCCACTGTTGGCCGCGCTGGAGCATGTCGCTCATCGAGCGCGAGTCCGGCGGGTGGTTTTGCGGGGCGCAGGAGTTGGCGGAGGGGTAGGATCTTCAGGTTCTGCAACCTCGCGATCACGCAGCTCGCGAGCCGCATTGTCCACCCAGCGACTCAGCGTGGATGCTAAGGTTCGAAAACCAAGAACACCCAAAACAACGATCAGGATCAGCCAGGGGAGAACTTGAGTGAACGACGGGATGGGCAACCGATCCATTAGCCAGTCACGAGGTCTTGGAATCAGTCGGTTCTCAGGTTCAGTTTGCTCCCGATTCCAAGGCAGGCTAGGAAAGAGTCCACTCCCGCCTCGGTCTTGACCGAATTGCTCTTGGCCATACGGCTGTTGCTGTGGCGGGCAGTCTCCCCCAGGCGGGCACTGGCCATAAGCAGAGAGCGGCGGCGGTTCGAGCCGCGGACCTTCTGGTGTGACTTCACTTTGGTACAGCAACATGATGTCATCGCTGCTGCCCGTTGTCGGAACCCTCAAACGGCTCCGCGATGAATCAGGCTGAACGGCAAACGAGTCGGAGTACTTGAGCACAATCCCACCCGACTCGGGAATGGCGTTGGGTTGCTTGTCAGGCACGGGCGCCGGCACTGCCTGCGTACTGACTGGTTCTGCTCCTTCGGGCGGGACAAGCAGCACTTCACCGGTGGTTCGCTTGCCCAGCAGTCCCGACCAGATCTCCTGATGCGTCATTGCGATGCCGTACCCGTGCGTCTCGCCACGCCCATCGTAGCCATGGCCACCGTCGTCACTACTCCGCCATGCGATCAGGCCTACAATTTTGGGGACTTCCCCAAGCACGTCGAAGATCGCAGAGCCTGACCTCCCACCGGCTGGCATAGGGACAAAGTGGATCGTATCCCCACCGTTGGTGTTGCGACGAAGAGCGAACCCCTCAAAGGCGGTCGGCCAGCGGCCAGCAGCGCAACCCACCGAGAATATCGCCCGGTAATCGACTGAGTCCTGTTCACCGGCAAGGGGAATTACGGGGGGACGGTAACTGCCAAGCGTCTGTTTGGCGACCCGCACGACCGCGATATCTCGATAGGCTCTGGGGATGTAGGCCACGGCAACGGTTTGTCCCGTGACGGGGCGCGATTGATGCCCGTCCTTCCAAAACTCGAGCGACACTTGATTCCCAAGATCGGTTCCAGCTACGTGGGCATTGGTCAGGACGTAGAAGTGATCTGCAGATTCACGGAAGACGGTGCCGCTGCCCATCGAGTTGCCATTGCGGATCCTCACCGTTGCTTCGCGGCAGCGATCATGCAGGTCGCTGGCCATGGCACAGGTCGCGAGCGATCCTAACATAAGCGAAAGCAAGATCGCCTTGGTGGTCGAACGAATCGAATCACCGACGATCCAGGCTGCCAGCAAGATGGTTGCGAGCAGCTGAATCTCGAATGGCAACAGCAGGATGATCAGTAGCACACCCAGGGCAGCCCAGAAGAGTCGCGATTCGATCAGTTTCTTGAACATATCACTCATGGAACGGTGGATCCGCAAATACGAGAAAAGAATCGCAACACCTGCACGCAGCCAGTGAGCAATCATTGGCTAAGCCGCGTTCGTACCGTTTCGGTCCCCGTTGCAGCATCATGCGTTGCTTTACCGAGCAGCTTGTTGCCGGTGGCTGTGGTTGCGACCTGAGAGTTCGTGCTATCCCAGTACAACTTGGTCCCTGCTCCGATTGCTGCGGCGGAGTCTTTGACGACATCGAACACACCCTCGACAGAAACCGCCCCCAGGACATTGGCCTTGATGTCGTGCTTGGTGATACCGACCAGATCGCCTTGAACGACGACGGTGCCAGCGGGCGTGTCTTCGGTGGGCGTGTAATCGACTGCCGCACCTTGTTGAACGAATTCAGCGTGTGACATTTACGAGACCTTCTTTGTGTGGTTAGAGGTTGTGACTAGAGCGTCGAGAACCAAATCCTCGACAGAATCCATTTCCCAATATGGGATGCGCAGTAGCGTTAGTGCGTTTTCGCGGGTGAAACGTGACTTAATTTGATCATGTCTCTTCGTTTGTTCGAATTTCGCTTCTCCACCCCAATAGTTAGAGGCTTCGTAGTGCTGTTGTCCGTCAAATTCAATCGCCAGTTTGTGTTCGGGCACATAGAAATCGAAGGGTAATGCTCGCTTGGATTTGCAGTTAGCGAATCGATGTTGCTCAAGGAAGCCAATACTCAGTGCCATTAGTGCTTCACGGACGCGTCTCTCTCCCTCGGACTCGCTGCATGTTGGGCAGCCGTGACCCCGCATATGATTGGCAACCGATTGCAAAAATTCGCCATGACTGGGGCAAATGATTTTGATTTTCGAATACTGGTTGATGTGGTTTTCAAGCTGATAGTCGTACCGATACGGACCATGAGTATTTGCCACCGCCTCGACAAATTCCCAGAACGAAAGGCGTCTCTCTCGCTGAAATCGTTCAAAACAACACCTCTCGCAACCACGTCCGGCGATGTGGCGTGCGGCCGTCATCATGAAACCGCCATGCTTCGGACAAAAAATCTTTACTTTGCTTCGTGTACCACGGTAATTAACGAGTGTGTAGTCGTACTGGTCACCGTGAATGGCAACCGCACGCGAGATAAATTCCTCGCGTGTCATCTTTAGCGTCGCCTTCAAAATCACTTTTAGACATTGAGAACATCCACCCGATTGGGTGTGTAAATGAGACTTTGGTGTCGTGCAAAAAACACCGTGGTCGCGACAGGTGATGCGGATCGGTTTCGTAGATCCCCTGTATCGACACGAGTCATAATTAAACCTCGCCTCGTGCTTTGCGATCGCTTTCTGCTTAAACTCCTCCGTCGAAATCATGTTCGTGATCTCAATGCCAACCTAACTGGCTCAGGCTTCTCCCTTACACTTCACCGACGCTCGGTGATCTTGCTCTTGGATTCCTGCATCTAAAAAACTACGGAAGCCCATGCCGAGCATGTTTGGCGGCATCTCGACTCGCTCGATCACAGGCGTGCGTCGACCGTTGAGGAACACAATCTCGAATGCCGGCAGAACATTCGGGTTGGCGAACAGGTACCAAGCCTTGCCGCTGGCACCGGTGTAATAGCTGTCCGACAAATGCGGTGTGCTGATCACGCGGTACTTGTTCCGGTGAGGGTTGTCGACCGGGATCTTGGTCGGTGTTCCTGATGCATCGATCATCAACTGGGCCGAACCCATCAGCAGTTCAGCTTCGGTTTCCAGTTCGACCGGAACCACGAGGAACTCAGGCCGCACATTGATCGGCTTTTGATCCTTCCCCTTCGTACCGGGACCAGCTTTTTGTTTGCGGAAAGTGGTCTTGGCAACCGTTAGGCTGTCAGGACCGAACTTGGTGTCGGCACCAGTCAGCAGATTGTTGTTCCCCGAGGAGAAGAAGCTCTTGGGATTAGAGAGTAACAATGTGAAGAAGAGGTCATCAATCAATTCCGCACCACTGCGTCCCATTTGACGCGGGATATCCATGAAGGCGGAAAGATCATCATTGATGATGTCGTGCCGCGTCAGCATCAAGATTTGACCGTACGTGTCGGCCTTGTTCGAATACTTCTGTTCCGACAGTTTTCCGTGCTTCAGTTCGCCGTCGGGTGCGACTTGTTCAAATCCGCCCGTCCCCAACAAACGGTAGCGAGCCACTTCCTTGAAGTCCGACACCGTTCCAACACTACACAGATCAAACGCAGCGATCGGTGTGTTTGTGTAGGCCGCCAATAACGTCTTGTTCATCACGTTTTCCATGATGCTCGGTAGGCTCATAGAAGAGAAACCGGCGCGGATCGTGGCACTCCCGTCACCAAATACACGAGGAACCTCGATGCCTTCCATCCGAGCACACTCGGCTACGAGTTCTTTCAAGCCGATGTGCCGCATTGGATCGGCTTGGTTGAGCGTCCGTTCGCCATAGCTGGCCAATAGCGTCTTTTCGTCGATACCGACCGAAAGACACGCCGCGGCTTCGAGGATTTCGCGAGTGAAACTCGGCTTTGATGCCGATTGCTCAGGGACCTTCGGTCGTTCACTTCTCAGCACAGCAAGCTCCGTCTTGGTAACACTCCAGCCTTGTTCGATCGCATCGGCTTCAATCTCATCGTGTTTGCCGGCACAAATCTTTCGGATGCCCGCGATTCGGCGTGACTCGTTTGCCGCTTCGGCACGCATTTGGTCAACCGCAGATGGTTCTTGTTTCGTTTCTGGCTTCGTGCTCATGTTCAAACTTGCGTTAACGGGTTCGAGATCGTTCGTGTCTTCCGCGGCATCGTCGCCATCTTCGACATCAGCGTATTGGCCGGCAGCGACGCGAGCTTCCGTGTCATCGTCGGCACCAAGAGCGACGAAGCTCACCTCCCCAAGGGTCGATTTACGAGCGATGTAAACCGGACCAGCAATCTCGCGACCGTTTGCTTTCGCGGTCTTGCCTTCGGGAATGAAGACAACCTTATCGGCGCTCGCGCCGAGCGACGCCTGCCAAGGGAATCCGTTCTCGCTGGTTGCGATCACTTCCTTCGCGGTTGCTCCAACACCCGAAATCGTGCCGGTCACTTCCAACTTTGTCTCACTAATGGCGATGTCATCGGTGTGACCAACGATGCTGCCACGATCATGGTCCTTCAAGATTGGCCGTGACTTTCGCGATGCTCGAAGCCCCGACAAATCAACGACCACCGGGTAAGGCCAACCACCAAGCCGCATCGCGCCGCCGGTGTAAGCGGTCATCGAAAACTTACGAAGCGCCGGTTTTTCAGAACCTTCCTCGGGCGTGTCGGCCGCCTGCAACGCGATCGTGGTTGCTTCCTCGCAAACGATCCTTAACGAACTGGGGACCGATTCGGCTTCGACTTCAGTTTGCGTGGGGGACGTCTTCGGCATTGTCTTCCTTGACCTGGGTTGGAGAGAGTGATTCTTCATCGCTGGCGGATAACCCCAGCTGACGCATCAGTTCCATTTCTTTGGCACGTTGTTTTAGCTCCGCCTCCCAATCACGCCCCTGCCGCGCAAATTCGATGGCCAGAGTCGTCGTATGATTGGCGAGGCGGATCTTTTGGGCGTTCGCCTCCTTGGCTGGATCGACATGCTCGTGACCATCCCAAAACCATTGATGAGTCGTGTCGGCATCGAGAGTGCGAAGCGAATTCGGCAGATAACCTTCGATCAAAACGGCTTCGCGGAGCCAAGCGTGTAAGATGCGATCGAGTACCGCATGAGCGAGTTGCGACTGCTCGACGCGAATCGATTTGTAATAGGTTTGGTGATCGAGCCGCCCACTTGCATAATTATATCCGCTACTGTTTCCAGAGGCCACATTGAAGGGCATATTCAAGCAACGAGCGATCTCGTTGAGGATCTCTTTCTTGAACTCACTGTATGTGGTACTGGGTTGCTCACTACGCATTTGGGCCATCTTCCATCCACCAGGCATAGTCAATAGCATTCGTTTCTCAAGTTCGATCGGCTCGAATGGCTCCGCTGCATCCGCTTCACCGTTGGCGGGAGCATCTGTGTAGAGGATGCCAGCGAAGTCGGCGGCCGTTTCAGCCGCAGCAAGTACCGCCAATGTGAAGCGGCGCAGCTGTGCAAACAGTGGCAGGGCCGGCGTGATGTCCGGAATGCCACGAATCTGTCCCGGTCGATCGCAGCGGAAGTAGTGCAATACGCCGTTTGCGGGGACGGTGTCATAATCTTCGTCCGCCGCAAAGGTCACGTCGCCGGGATGTTGGCGAAGAACGTCGTAGCTGACCGGATTCCCGTCGGCGTCATACGTGATGCCGTCAATGTATCGTTCGCGATCGAGTGTTAGCGTTGGCGAAGCAACCTGATCCGCTTCGATCAGCCGCACATCCAGCTTCACCTTTGCATCGATCTTGTCGTTACTAGTCAGAAGCCCGAACGCTTCCCCATCGGAGACTCTGGCCAAACGCATCGTGCGTAGCTTTTCAGCCAGCCCAACCGACTCGGCCCAGGCAAAGAACTCTTGTTCCACGATTCGATTGGCATTGGCGTCTGGCGTCAGCATTTGAAGTCGCGGTCCCGTGCCGACCACGTCGTTCGCGAGCGTCAGCGTAATCCCGCGAGCGTAACTGTTGTTGGCGACCTCGTATCGCGATCGGTTGCGAAGCGTTCGACGTACATCGGGGCTGTTTGCCGACGCGGCCGATAGTCCATCAGCCCGCGACCAGTGCTTCATGTTGTCAAGCGTCGTATTTGCGGCGTCGTACTTGGCACGCAAACGCGAGAAAAAGGGCTGCCGGGGCGAGCGTCCAGAGGCGGTGGAAGGAGGCACATTCCCGCCGCGCAATTGCTCAATTATCCCTGACAAACGTTTCAGCATCCTTGCTTGTTCCTGTTGCCGTCCCCGGCAGCTCTTTTGGTCGTGTTGTGTGAAAGTGAGATCAGCCAGTCGATGGCGGCACGATCTTGTTGAACCGCAAGCCGCGATTCGGCTTGCGAACGGCATCTTTGCCCGCCAGATGCTTGTCAGCTGCGATTTGGTCGGTCAGCTTGTGCTGTTCAACCGATCCGGCATCGCCCGTCGCCTTCGCCGGCCCAGCAGCGTTTTCGCGAATCTCATCTTCGAGGTTGTCGGGCATGGATTCGCAACTTGGTTGGTGTAGGTGATTAGACTCTCTACCCCTTGAACTACTCCCACCCGAAGCAGACTGGCGGACCGCCAGCGAAAAAAGTCCAATTTAGCTATTGCCACTGCATTCCTTTTCCGTTCCCGAAGCTATGCCAAAGTAGATATGGTCGGCAGGGTGGCGGTCCGGCTTCATTCCGCGATCCCGGCGGCGGAACGCTTGCCGTACTAGTTTTCAGCCGCACTTGCACCTATCGAGATCGGCGAGCCTCGATTTCCTTTCCGCCTACACGAAGATGGCGTAGTCGGTCGTGACCTGGCAGTTTTGCCACCCCCTATTTCAGTCTTGTCCCCTAGCCCACATCGGCAAAATTGCCAATGTGAGCATCGAGTGGCGCTGGACGAACCGAAATAGATAGCGAGTTCCACCGCCAATGGCATCGAGGCGGCCACAATCATCGGCCGGCAAATTTGCCCGCGTCTTCTACAGCGTGGCTGAAACTGTTCCAATTATTGGTTTCGATGCCAGACGTTGGCTTGTCCTCCTCGCTTCCACGTATGCGTGTTGCCGTTGTTCGAAATGGTCAATTCGTCCGTTCCGGAGGCGCGGTTCCCCTCGGAATCCGTGGTGACACTGAAAACCTGCCACTTGTCTCCATTCTTCACATAATATGATATGATTGCGGTGCCGCTGCTAAATACAGTTTGCTCGCGAATTTGACGCGTCGATGGGTCAAAGAACGTTAGGGAAGAAGACGTCGCTCCTTGTTCGTCACGAAAACTGCTGGTGATCGCGTTGCCGTCGTCGGTCAAGACGTGCTCGCCGCTGACCTTGAGCTGGTCACCCTTGTTCGCAACGCCCGGAATATCTTGGAGAATTGTAATTTCGCCAGTCCATTGCCCATTCATCGCCTGCAGAAACTCGGCGAACTCTTCTTTCGTTGCAGTGTTCTTCGCCCGTTTGAATGTCAATTTCGGTTTTTCCTGCTCCTGGCCGCCGTGCGTCCAGCTCGTTGCGTTGAACGTCCACTCGTCGGGACCGTGGAACTCCATGCGGATTGTGCCGCGTATTTGTTCTCCATCTGGGGTCGCGCCGGCGAACTGCTCGCCTTCCCACAATGTGTCGGACTTAATGTCGAAATGGCGGTGATGGTAATACCCGTCATCCCAAAACTCCGACATGTGCACTTTCCTTTCCGAGCCGTCCCAACCGAAGACGCCCGAGCCGAGTGAGCGGCTGTCCGGATCGGACCAATTGGAGTTGAAGAGTATCGCGTGCTTACCTGGCGCCCAACGCATCGTCATGGTGGCCCTGGCTTGGCCTTCGGCGACGGTGCCGGTCATGTGCCACTTTCCCACTAGTGACTCGAACTGCTTTCGCAGTTGGTCAGGGATTGGATCGCCTTGCTGTGCCGAAACCGAGTACGAACTGAATAGTGCTAAAGCAACGAGAAGTGCAATTCGTAACATGACAAGTCTTCTCCAAAGTGTTGAAAACGTGAGGATACGCCGATTGGGCGGCATTTGTTTTGGCGCGACGAGCACGCTGAGTCAACTGATTAGTTACTGACACGTAGGATTGAGCTGCCCCGCCGGCCACGTCTTGGTTTACGGACGCACTACTCAGAATATCACACACTTATTGCCACGTGTTCTCTAGCAAGTGTCCTGCGTCAGTTAACCGCGATATCCCTGAATCTCGATTTCCTTCTGCACCCATTCACGGCGTAGTCGCTCGGGGGTTGGCAATTTCGCCACCCCCTATTTCAGTCCTGCCCCTAGCCCAGTTGGAGCCGACGTTTACTGCTGACGACCGAAACTTCCTGACAGCGATGCCTGAGTGCGGGGAATGAGACGACTCATCAAGCCGACTACTAACGTGGTTTGGCGAATGACATTTCGCTGCTAAATGCAGTTGGTTTCCTCGGCGTTTCGAGGGATCTGACGCTCGCTGAGTTGGGCTCTGCCGTGGCGGAGAAGAACACCCCCGAATTGGCCTTGGTGTTGCGGACCGAAGCGAGTTCTAGTCACTTTCTGGAGATCGTAGTTGAAGATGTGCTTGCTCGACGAGTTGCTGCCGCCACTGTCGCACGCTAGCTGGATCGATGTCGCTTGAGGGTGGTGCTTTTTGCCGATGCGGTTTCAAAAACATCGAAAGCTGGCACAGGCGAACAGGCTCGCGTCATGAGTGAGGTCCAGATTGGCGCGGCGGTCGTAAATCCCACGCGGAATTACCACACATTCAGCCCACGATAGAAAGTCGTGATGGAATGCCTCGAAAGGCGAGCTGCAACGTACCCGCCCAGTCGATATATTGGTGTGCATGACTGATGTTACTCAAATTCTTTACCAGCTTGAGCAAGGGGATTCATCCTCGGCGGACGAGTTATTGCCACTTGTTTATGAGGAATTGCGACGCCTTGCCGCGGCTCGACTCAAACACGAGAAGTCTGGTCAAACGTTACAGGCAACGGCCTTGGTTCACGAAGCGTACGTAAGGTTAGTCAATGTTCCTGAAGCTCAACATTGGGATAGTCGGGCGCACTTCTTCGGAGCCGCTGCTGAAGCCATGCGGAGGATCTTGGTGGAGCAGGCCCGACGGAAGAATAGCGTGAAGCGGGGAGGGGGACGGAAACGCGTGGACCTTGGCGACGTGGACTTGGCTGGTGGCGGGTTCGAGTTGGACGTGATCGCGCTGAATGACGCGATCGGACGACTGGAAGTCGAGGATTCCCGCGCTGCACAGGTCGTCAAACTACGATTCTTCTGTGGTATGACGATCAAGCAGGCAGCCGAAGCGATTGGGATCAGTCCCGCAACGGCTGACAATGACTGGGCTTTTGCACGAAGCTGGCTACGCGTGCAGATTTTTCCGGAGAATGAAGGAGGAAATTCCTGAATTTGTTAGGGAAAACTCGCATCATTATCGCATTGCCCTACACAGACATTCCCGCGTGCGTGACAGGAGCGAACCATGGCCAGCGACCATCTTTCCGACAAAGACCTTTTCAATATAGCCAGACAGCTGGATTCTCTGGATGCGGTCGAAGTCTATCTCGAGCAGGTCTGCGGCGACAACGCCGAGCGCTATGAGCGAATCCTGAAGCTTGTTGAGGCTGACAAAGGCGACAGCTTCTTGGAGAAACCGCTGGTTCCCGTTCCTGAAACGGTCGAAAGCCGCGATCCAGTTGAGTCGGAAGGAGAGACGATCGACAACTACGTGTTGCTTCAGAAAATTGGAGAGGGTGGATTCGGCGTCGTCTATATGGCGGAGCAAACAAGTCCGGTTCGGCGCAAGGTCGCGTTAAAAATCATCAAGCCAGGAATGGACTCCAAGGAAATTGTCGGCAGGTTTGAAGCCGAGCGACAGGCACTCGCGATGATGAGTCATCCGAACATCGCATCGGTGTTTGACGGTGGTTACACGCCCACAGGCCGGCCCTACTTCGTGATGGAACTTGTCCGTGGCGTATCGATCACTAAGTTTTGCGATGCAAAACGACTGGGGTTGGAACAAAGGTTACGGCTCTTGATGGACGTGTGCCGAGCGGTCCAACACGCACATCAGAAAGGAATCATTCACCGCGACCTAAAGCCGTCCAACGTGATGGTGACGTTTCATGACGGGACACCGGTGGTCAAAGTGATCGATTTTGGTGTCGCAAAAGCCATTAATCAACAATTGACAGACAATCTCTTTTTCACGCGTTATGGGCAGATGATCGGTACGCCGCAGTACATGAGTCCGGAGCAAGCAGAAATGAGCGGATTGGGCGTCGACACACTCAGTGACATCTATTCACTCGGTGTGCTAATGTACGAGTTACTCGTGGGCACCACGCCGCTGACCGCAGATGAATTCCGCGAAGCCGGGCATCTCGAAGTGCAACGGATGATTTGCGAACAGGAACCGGTACGTCCCAGCGATCGACTTAGTACGACCGAAAAGCAGCAGTTGTTTGATATTGCAGAACATCGTGGCCTGAAACCCGATCTGCTCGCCAGCCAGATTCGCGGAGACCTCGAATGGATCGTGATGAGAACACTAGAAAAGGAACGCGATCGGCGTTATCCGACACCACTGGATTTGTGTCGCGACGTTGAACGATACCTGGACAATCAACCCGTTGAGGCACGACCACCGTCTATGGTGTATCGCATGCGCAAATACGTCCGTCGACATCGGGCATTGGTTGGCTCGTCCGCAGCAATTTGTCTGACTATGATCGCAGCCACCGTTTTTAGCACGGCAATGTGGCGACACTCGGACGAGATGTGGCGTCAATCGGCCAGGGACAGAACTGCGTTGGCACACCAACGGGATGAAACCGATGCGGCTCGAAAGAAAGCTGAGTTGCAAGCTGAATTAAACAAGCAACTGGCCAAGAAATTGGCAGGACAGTTGTATCGCACACAGATCCAAAAGGCTTCCGAACTGGAGTTCCAGTTCGCGTACGACGACGCTAGAGAAGTGTTGGCCGAATGTCCCGAGAACCAGCGAGACTGGGAATACGACCGGTTGATGCATCTCGTGACGAACTTCGACTCGCCGATTCCCGGCTGCCAAGTCCCGCTCTTTCCAGGACGTGGCGATCAAATGGTTTCTATCGGGCTCAATGACAACGATGGCGGGCTTTGCATTTGGGACATTGAAACGCAAGAGTTGCTCGACGTGATTCCGGTCAGCGAATTGGAACTGATGATGAGCGCCCTTCACCCTGACAACCAGTTAGTGGCAGTGGCGGATCGAGAAGGAAATCTTTTCCTGGTAGATCTCGAGAGTCGTCAGGTGCGCCACAAAATTGATCGTGCTCATTCTGGTCGTGTGAACGGACTTGGATTCAGTCCCGATGGAAGCCGGTTGGCATCGTGTTGTCACGATGGCCAATTAAAGCTGTGGGACGTCGAATCGGCGATGATGCTCGCCTCCAAGGAGTTGAAAGATCAACTGCGCGGCATCGAATTTGATGCTCGGGGGCGGTATCTGGCCACAGGGGTCACCAGCACTGATGATGCAATCCCAAAAATCAGAATCTTTGATGCGGAGACTTTGGATTTCGTCCGTCATCTTAAGCTTGAGGGAGAGTACGCGAAGTCCATTGCCTTTGCGAAGTGCATTGCCTTTGCCTTTAGTCCATCCGGCGATTTTCTCGTTGGCGGTGGGGCATCGGGTGTTGTGATCTGGAACACAGAAACCTGGCAGGTAGAGCAAGACTTCTCCGGGCACCTCGACAACGTCAAATCGGTGCGATTTCGTCCTGATGGTGAAGTGCTTGCCGCTTGTGGGGATCACATGATCCAATTCTGGGATTGGCGTCTTGGAAAACTCACTCGAACAATCAAGAGCCCGTCATCCTACAACTGGTGGTCGAACTTCAGTCCAGATCAACACGTTTTCGCCTACTTCGACGACCGCTGCATTCGTGTTCATCGATTGGATAGTCACGACAAAGATACTAATAAACGGGTGATCGCGTTGGAGGGGCTTCGCGACGAATACCTTGTGGCCAGCGCTTTCAGCTCAGATGGAAACTGGTTTGCCGCTGCCGGGACCGATCGCTCCATCATGGTTTGGGATACCACGACATGGACGACCAAGCAGCTCCTGCACGGACACCAATCCACCGTGCGAGAACTCGTCTGGGATCACGATGGATCGCTGTACAGCACGGATGCAGACGGAGTAGTGATCGCGTGGGATGTTCCTGCGGGAAAACCAAGCTGGCAGCACCGAACCAATGCTGATTCGCCACCCCAATTGGTACATTTGATGGCTGTTGCGCCGGGCAAGAGCAAATTGCTATTTGGCACGCCGGATCGGGGGATATTGGAACTGAATCGGGACGCTCTATCACAGTCGGATCTCGCTGAGCGTACTAGTAATGTCACGGCGCTCGCGTCCTCTCCTGACGGCCAGTGGGTCGCTTACGCAGCAGGGCAAAAAGTTGTCATCCGGGACTTCAACGGCCAGGCATCCAAGGTAACAGTTCGCGTTCCTGCTGGACGAACAAAAAACCTTGTTTTTTCACCCGATTCAAGGACCCTCGCAGGTCTCACCACAGATTGGTACTGGTTGTTCGATTTAGAGTCAGGGGAGTTGAAATGGAAAAAAAGGCATTCCAGGTATGTTTGGGGGCTTGCTTTCTCTAAGAGCGGAAAACGATTGTTCTTAATGCCGGATATGGAAGACTATTCGGCAATGATCCTTGATTCGAATGACGGAAATGTCATCTACGAGTGGGCTAAACAGGGTAGCTATGGATTGGCTTACGACCCCACCAACGAAACCGTTGCCTGTATCGGTGCAGAAGGAAAGATTCAAATCTTTGAGGCCAGCGAACGCCATCGCCCGACAGTTCCTGAGTTCGCCAAGTCCAATCCGACCGAGCAGCACGAGATTCCGTATCGAATGCAGACCGAAAGCCGCAAGATCCTGTTTAGACAGAACAGCGAACGGTATATGGAAGCACTTGAATTGGCAACAAAAGCCACGAAGTGTGTGCCTGACTGTCCAGAATATGAATTTACAAAAGGCGTGGCTCTGTTCCGTTCAGGACATCTGAAAGAAGCCGATGAGGCTCTGAAGGGGCTCGAAGGTGTTCAGTGGAATCACATCGATAATGATGCTCTTGGGACAGCGTTCGGCCTACAAGTTTACGCGAGAGCTGTTCGTTCCATCGTCCTGTATCAACTAGGCAATGCCGACCTTGCCCGCGAGCAACTAGAGTTAGCGCGAAAGGGAGTCCGCTCACTGCGTACAAACCAAGGGCCGGTCTATCGGATCGTAGCCGAGGCCGAGTCAGTGCTTGCTGAGAAGTGAAGCGGTGTACCATTTTCATGGAAACGAGTTGTGTCCGACTAACTACTGAAAGCAAGTCGAATTCGGTTCCATCGACCGGAGATGACTTCTGAGATCAGCAACGCTTCCGCTGCTGCATTTCCCGAAAGCTCAACCGCCCGCGAGTCCGTGAACTAGACACATCAGTTCCGAAGAGCAACGCACCCTGCATCGACGCTCCGACCGCACAGCCAACGAGGCAATCGAGCCAGTGATTGTCGGGCTGTTCGGGGCGGGCTTTCCATTCGTCAACGGTTCGGCCGCGGCCTTCGGTTTTGATGAAGTACTCAGCGGTGATTTGCTCGGCGAACATGCGATGTTGTTCGGCTCGGTCTCCGAAGACTGAGAGGCATCCTCGATCTCCCATCGCGACCGCAAGACGGGCGTGCGTGAACGACTTCCACCAGTTCGTATCGTAGATGACGTGCCGGATCGCTCGCTTGCCGTGAATCGAGGGGACTCGCCAGTTGAGACCAACACGATCGCCAGGTCGGCGTTTGTATTCGCTGAACGGATTCGATGAGGCGCCAACGAAGCGACCATGTGAGGGGAGCAGGATCGATGCGTGCGGACTTTGTCGGCAGAACTGGTAAACGACGTTGGTTGAATGGCCCCAGTTTGCGTCGATCATACAACGGCCGATCTTCATTGCCGCGCCGTCGTCACGCTGCCATTCACGGCCGAGTAGATCGTCGGTCAACGCATCGAGGCCAGCGTAGATGGATCCCTCGAGACCGGTTCCGTCGGCAACGGTAGCGAGCGTCTGGCGTGCATCTCGCAGCGTGAAATGGCCTCGCTTCTGATCAGGAAAAGTTCCATAATCGACGACATAGCCAGTAAAATCGTCCTCCCATGCGGCGACGACGTAGAACAGCAGCTTGCCTTGGACGTCGATGAAAGCGGTGAGGTGGTTTGCCGCGATGGGAACGCAGCACCGATCCGTTCCGTTGATCTTATTGGCGACTTGCTCGGCAGTGAGTTGATCGGCGTCGATCGTCTCAGCCGGCAATGGTTCATTTTGGTATTCGGCGAAAAATGCGGCTTCATCTTGCAGTTTTAGATTCATCGCGTGTTGAATCGCCGACAACTCGTCGTGATTGAAGCGTTCTTTCCATGAAACCTCGGCACCCTCGTCCATTGCCTCGCGGTTCTGTCGATAAAACTCGGTGCCAGTCGCGCCACCGTCGCCGGCACGCAAACCTTCGGCACGAATCTCGGCGTAGCGTTCCCACAACGTCTCGTTGGTTGGGAATGAATTGACCATTCGCGTCCGCGCACCGTTCCACTCGGGATGTTTGTCGCGATCGAGGATATTGTCGGCCATGTCGCCGGGGCGGATCACGGTGCATGGCATGATGCCCGAGATCTTCTTACCGGGTCCGGCGAGTCCGAGGACGGCACCGGCGAGGATGGCCTCGCGGTTTGCACACTGCGACAGCGACCTCGCGGACTCGTCCGTCTGCGGGTCATCCAACACCACGAGCGACGGCCGAACGGTCTTTCCGTCGGGGCGTTTGAATTTCATCCCGCGGATGCGGCCGGTCAAGCCTGCGACCTTGATGATTGCGCCGCTCGCTTTGCTGCCGGCGATTGTTGGTAGAACGACTTCCTTTGCAGTCCAACCGATTTGCGTACGTTTGCCCTGATAGAGTTGCCCGTTGGCTCGGTTGGAGATGCCGTCCAACGCCTGGATTGGAAAGCAAACCTCAGGGTAGTCGGCCAAGAGCAGTTCGTTGGCGTCGAGTTCGGTTTTGATTGATTCGAGCATATCGCAGGCATGACCTTCGTCACTGCCGATCAAGCAGACGAAGTCACGGTAGCCATTGAACACCGCCCAGATACACGCGACCTCCGCAAGCGAACTCTTGCCACTACCGCGTGCCATTGCCAACGAGAACAACCCGCCGCGAACGACGGCTTCTTCGATGCGTTCGATTACCTTCAAGTGGTCCGGCGACCATGCAAGATGAAACGTCAACGAGAAATACGCTTCGCAAAATGAACGAAAGCTTCCCGCGGCCTTCTCTTTTCGCTCTGAATTCTCAACATCAGGCAAGTCACCGATGTCGCGACCGGCCAAGGCGATCGCGGCGTTTCGTGCACGAGCCTTGTCTTTGACTCTGCTATACGGATCTACTTCGGCAGGCGGGGTTGGCGCATGCCGTTCTTGATGCAACCAAGCGCAGTAGCGGAGCAAATCGACGTGCTTTCCATCACCGATGCGATGCCCTGCTCGTTGACGGTGTCGGTACAGTTGGCGTTCACTCGAGACCTCGCCCAGACTCGTTGAGTTGAGCGTGCGAACGCATTCGCTAGGCTTTAGTTTCCGTGGGTCAATAGCCATTCTTCGTCTCCTGGGATGTCAACATGGATGCCAACCGTTAGGTACAATTTGGGATATGGATCCCGTAGATCGCGAAACGAAGAAATCCGATGACACGAAGAAGCGACCGAACAGGCTTCTTCGATCGCTTCCATTGGTTTGCATTCTGCTCTTTGCCGTCGGTGTCTGGGCTGTCGTGAATCTTCAACGCGGCATTCATTCGTCGTACTATGAATGGGGCGTCACGAACATCATCGTTTCGTATGCTGAAGAGCATGGTGGCCAGCCGCCGGCGAAGTGGGATGACCTCGTCGGCTACGAGTACTTCTCGCCCTATTTGCCGGATCCCAAGACAATCGACGCAGCGAAACAGAACGTCCGTATTGACTTTGAGGCAATGAAACGACTCCACGATGGCAAGATCGATTCGTTGGATCCTTCGGTGGTTCATCCAATTCGCGGGTTTGCTTTTCATTGGATCAACCCTGGTGCCGTTTTGAAAAGGTATTTCCAAGATGGCACCCTTCCACACGGTTCGTTCAATCGAGAGATGGCGGACGAGGCGAAACGCAACGCTGAACTCTATCCGATTCAATAGCCAGCTCTCTTGACTACGATTCATCGCGTAGCGTTTGATGCAGCAGCCAGGCCGTATACGCCACGACACTGATCGTTCCGTCGGCATTGGTTGGTGCTCCATTGGCGACGTCTTGTCGGATCTTTTCTTCGGCAATCCGTTGCCGATACGCCGACGACAAAAGCTTGGCAGCCACTTCAATCGACATCCGCCCTGGATCGACCGGCCCTGATGGGTTTGTCATCTCATCTCTCCGTGATTTGTGAATTTCGAAACGTCGGCAACACGTCGTTGCGTGTCGCGTCATTGGTCCATGTTTGCCTAGTAATGCGAGCATGTATTTCACGCGACAGTGGGCCAAAACTGGCGGCGTGTGGGGGTGAAAGGAAAGCTTAGGATTATTGAAACATTACTGCCAGAACTGAGTTGAGGTGTCCCGAAAGCCATGGCTTCATGTGTGTTAACGCAACCACGAAACACACACATAACCAACCAGCCTTCGGAGACCCAAACATGCACGCCAACAACATCGCCTTCGGTATTGAATTCGAAACGACCCTCCCCACCAATGACACAACGCCGATCGGCGGATACCACAACGGAACGCAAGTATCTTGGCTGCCGACAGGCTGGAAAGCCGAACGCGACAGCAGTATTCGAACGCTTGCTCCCAACCGCAAAGGATGCGAATTCGTATCGCCGAAACTTCGCGGCTACGAAGGGCTCCGCCAGGTCGAAGAGGCCCTCGACAAGATCAACGCGCACGGCGCGCGGGTCAACTTTTCTTGCGGCGTCCACGTCACGATCGAATTCAACGGAGACGCCGCGGCCCTTTCCCGCCTGATCAGCTTGGTCGGAAACCACGAACGAGCCATCTACGCCTCGACCGGAACGAAACGACGCGAACGAACCAACTGGGCCAAAACGGTCAAAGCCTACGGCAACAAAGACGAAGCGAAACGACGCTGCGAATCGGACCGCTACCACCTTTTGAACCTGACGCACATGGCCCGCGGCCGAAACCGAATCGAATTCCGGGCCTTCGCCGGAACGACCAACAAGGCCAAGGCCCTCGGCTACATCCAAATGTGCATCGGCTTGGTAGAACTCGCCTTGAATACAAATCGCTGTAGCGGCTGGGATTACGCCAAGAAGCCCGGAACCAAGAGTTGCTGGGATCGCCCCGGCGCGGGGGAAGGCGAAACGGAGCTCAACCGACTCTTCTACCGGCTCGGTTGGACGAAGGGTTGGTACAAGGGCAACCTTTGCAACAAACGGTTCGGTGAACTTTCGGCCGCCGACCAAACATGCGACTGGAAGGCGACCAAAACGAAGCTTTTGGAAATGGCCCGCAAGTACGACCGGGCGATTTGATAACCGACCAATCGCCAAGCATGTAACGCCGCGGACCGCAACGCGGCGTTTCTTCGTGTTCTCGCCGCAACGTTCGTCAAACGTCGCGATCTTCCGGTAGGTCAAAGGTAGGAGGCCATTGTGTTCCCTGACGCCACACGATGCGGTTGTCGGCCACGTCGGCGACATCCAGAAACATTGAAAAAGACTGCATGTTCCTCGCAAAACTTGCTTGAGGTGTTCTGAAATCCATGGCTGATGTGTAGACATGCGAAACGCATTTACTTTCACCGAAACGGAGACCCAAACATGACGCTCGAAACCTTGATCAACCTGTTGGCCGAATACGCAGAAGAACACGGCGGCGACGCCGAGGTACGGTTGATGACGCAAGAGAACTGGCCATTCGAGAACCGCATTGCCGGTGTGACCAGCGGCGCGGAAATGAACGAAGCGAGCGAAGATGACCCCAGCGAGTACTTCGACGACCAAGACGTGGCCGACGACGCGATGGTCTACATCGTCGAAGGTGGGCAGATTTGCTACGGCAGCAAACGGGCTTGGGAAACTGCTCGCACGAGCTGATCTCGGCCGGCGAAAAAGTGTTTGGAAAACATTCAAAACGTTTTCCGAACTTCGCTTGATGTTGCGGGCGATGCATGGCTCATGTGTGTCAACGCAAACGCATTTCCCCTTTCCAATAACGGAGACCCAACCATGGCAAAAAACACCGCTCGAGTTGAAGACGCTTACGTAACCGCGCATGTCCGGGCTTTGACCTTGCTCGAAGACCTTCACCAAATCGTCGAAGACATGCCGGCCCCCGACTCCGACCATCCCATTAATTGGGAACACGTCGGTTCGCTGCAACACCTTTGCGAGCGGCTCAAAGAATTGAAAGATTTCGTTGCTCCGGCCGGCGAATAGATTCTCACCCGCAACCTTTCCGCCACGCTCGCCAGCGTGGCTGTTTCTCGTTGAATCGCCGCCGACGTTAGCCCGTGTTGCGAGCGGTTGCCAACATGCGGCAGACCATGCCGACATCTCTTTCCGGCCCACAAACGCGAACGTCGGCGAAGCTTGAAAATATCGCAAAAGAGTGCGAATTGCTGCCGGACTTCGCTTGATGTGTTCCCAAGAGCATGGCTGATGTGTGTTAACGCCAAACGGCAAAACGATTTCAAAACCCTTTGCACGAGAGACCCAAGCATGGCCATGAACGAATCCCAAAAGACCAGAGCCGCCGCCCTTCGCACAGAGATGAAAAAACTGGACCCGGCGACCTACCAAGACATTCGCGAATCTTACTACCGAATCGCCGACAACCTTCGCCCCTTGGTCGACGCCCTCGAAAAGGCCGATGCGGACCTGGGACCGAACGGCCCGATCTTGGAAGAGCACTATATCTTTTGCGAGATGCTGGATCGGCTCAATAAGAGCGTCCTTGGCGCGATCGTATAACCCGCCGGCCAAAAGGCCAACGCCGCGGACGGATTCGCAGCGCAATTCACAGGGATGAAAGCCGAAACGCCCGCCACCGTTGTCGCGGGTGGTTCCCGCGGCCTGACGATGGCAGCCAACTACAAAACACGAATTGGAGAAACGACGATGAAGAAAACAGAAGTACGAATCGGTGGCGAATACTACGCGAACGTCACCAACAGGAAGGTGGTTGTTCGGATCGACGCGGAGAATTCCAGCGGCGGCTGGGACGCGACGAACTTGACGACCAATAAAAAAGTGCGGATCAAGTCTGCCCAGCGACTGCTTGGTTCGGCACGACAAACTCCAGCGGTTGAATCGGCAGAGCCATCGACTCCAACGCGTGCGGTGAAGAGGGTTAAGAAAGCGAAAGCTACAAACGTCGACCACGGTGAGAAAAAGCTGTCGTGTGTCAAAGCGGCATTGCAAGTCTTGGCAGATTCGCCCGGACCGATGAACGCTCAAGAAATGATCGCCGCGATGACCGAGGCCGGTTTGTGGGAAAGCCCCGGAGGCAAGACGCCCCACGCCACACTGTACTCGGCGATCCTCCGCGAGATGAAGAAGGGCGACGAAAGCCGGTTTATCAAAACTGAACGTGGTCGGTTCACGGCACGCGCGTAGGGTGACGCTGTGAAATTCATTTGCGACGTCCGCCAGGTCGCGGATTTGTTCGACGGAGAAACGGCATCGCCGAAACCCGACAGGGGCTACGAGTTGCGGTCGATTGCCGGCGACACTTTTGAATCCAGCGTGGTGGAATGCTTGGTTCGCCGCGGCGATTGCATCTACGCGCGGACCATGACTGGAGAAGAGTTCGCGGTGACGGGCACGAACGCCCACGTCTTGGTCCCACTCGCGTTCTGAACTGAACGCCGCCGACAACGCCCGACGTTCAAAACGTACGGGCGTTTGCTCGTTGATTGCATGACGATGCGAAACCCCTGAGCGACGCGACACGCGGCAACGTCGCGGGCCGACAGCCGCTCGCAAGAAACATGCAGAATCCTTCACATGTTTTGCGGTCCTAGCTTGATCTTTCGCCAAACCCATGGCTCCTGTGTGTTTGTACGAACGGTTTTGCAAAGACTCAAATGGAGAAACGATATGGCAAAACTTCAAACCCTCGCACCGCGGCCAATCGAGCCGACCGCGGCTTACGAGAACGCTCATCAAATTTCACGCGACTTGCTTCAACACATCGAGTTGCAGCTTGACCGAATGATTCGGCCCGACAACAAGGCACTTCGTTGGACGCACCTGCGTGCTTTGAACCTGATCAACGCTCAACTTTCGGAAGTCGCCGCGCTGGTCGACGAAACAAACAACGCTCGCAATTAGGGAACACCACGATGCAAACCAAACTCAAGGTGGGCGATCGCGTGCGGCTGCTTTCGATGGCTGACGATCCCGACCCGATTCCCGCCGGCTCCACCGGAACGGTCGTCGGCGTCTATCCTCACGGCGATTGGACGCAAGTCGATGTCGATTGGGACTGCGGCCGATCGCTGATGCTTTCCATGCCGCCGGACCAGGTGGAGATCGTTTCCACCAAACCTGACCAACCGAACTAAGGAGCAACCCCAATGTCCACCCGTGCCACCATCGCAGTCCGCCGCGCCGACGGTTTCTACGACGCCGTTTACCTTCACTATGACGGATACCCTGACCACACTGGAGCAATACTAATGCACCACTATGCGAACCAAGCCGATGCTGCAAACCTCGTCGCTGGTGGAGACCTTCGTTGCCTGCAAAGAGAGTCCGGCGAGCCGGAGTACTTTTCCGACGGTCACCCAGCGGTGATGATGCCGACGGGCGCAGCGTTGATCGAGTTCGCGAGGAACTGCGGTGCCAAATACGTCTATGTCTTTGAAGACGGAACTTGGTCTTGCAAGGAATTCTAGTCATTTGCGTTTGCATTTCTCGTCCAGACCCATGGCTTGACGCCCGGATACCGCGTTATCACAATGGTGATACATTGGTCGACCATGTTTGTGGGGTAAAAATGATTAAGAAATTGGTGAAGCACGGCAATAGCTGGGCAATCGTGATCGATCGCCCGATTTTGGATCTGTTGAAAATTGAACCGGAATCGCAGGTCGAGCTGACCACGGACGGGCGAACGATTAACATCGCTCCCTATTCCGAGGCTGACAAGAAAACTCGCGTCCGCGCGGCTCGAACAGCTGTCAATAAGAAACACTCCGAGGCATTCAGAAAGTTGGCGGAGTAGATGATTGATGGCATTCTGTTGCTGGCGGTTGATGATATTCTGGAGTCGCATGCGTTTCAGATTCGAGCGTATGGTGGTGACGATGGCCTGCGAGACGCGGGACTACTTGAGTCTGCGATCGCACAACCACAAGCTTCTTTCGGCGGCGACTTTCTTCATGTGTTTCCATTCGAGATGGCCGCGGCTTACTTGTTTCACTTGGTCATGAACCACCCGTTCGTCGATGGCAACAAACGAGTCGGACTGGAAGCTGCATTAATCTTCTTGGAAATCAACGAGGTTGCAATTGAAGCGACGGATGAGGAACTTGTGCAACTTGTGCTTGATACAACGTCGAGCAAAGTAACGAAGCAAGACATCGCCAACTTCTTTGAGTCACATCACGTCTCAACCGACTAACGCATATTTTCCTCACGCTTGCCGACTGGGATCGGCGATTCGCCGGTCCGCTCCAAGATCGCGGGTTTGCCGGTGAAGCGTTGGTAGCGGTCGACGATCACGTCGCAGTACGGCGGATCGAGTTCCATCAAGTATGCTTTCCGACCAGTCTGTTCCGCGCCGATCAATGTCGATCCACTGCCGCCGAATAAGTCAAGCACGTTGTCGCCCCTGCGTGACGAATACTGCATCGCATTGACCGCCAGTTCCGCCGGTTTGCCGGTGAGATGTTCGAGCTGTTGCGGCGGGATCTTCTTGACGTGCCAAAGGTCGGTGGCGTTGTTCGGCCCGAAGTACTTGTGGCCGGCCCCTTCTTTCCAACCGTAAAAACAAATTTCAAACGCGCCCATGAAATCTTTTCTTGTCATCACAGGATGCTGCTTGTCCCAAACAATCGCTTGGCTCATGTAAATTTTGGCCTGTTTGAGAGGGCCGGGATAGTTACCCAGGTTTGCGTAGCCTCCCCACACATACGCACATCCGCCAGGAACGAGCACGCGAGAAGCGTTTTCGAACCAAGCCAACAAGAGCCGGTCAAACTCCTCTTCGGAGATGAAGTCGTTGGCCAGCGGGCGATCTTTGGCACGCATCTTTCGCTCACCTTTGGCCTTCTTGCCATCGCCGGCGAAGGTGCTGTTGCCGGCAGCGATCGCGTTCTTGCTGCGGGGCGAAACGCTGACATTATAGGGCGGATCCATGTGGATCAAATGGATCGGTTGTCCATTCAGTAGCCGGTCCAGGTCGTCCGGTTTTGACGAATCGCCGCACATCAATCGGTGATCGCCAAGAATCCAAATGTCGCCGGACTGGGTGATGGCTTCATCAGGCGGTTCGGGTACGTCATCGGGATCCGTCAGCCCTTGCGTCTCGTCGGCATGCAGCAATTTGGCGAGTTCATCGGCATCGAAACCGATCAGTTCACAATTAAAACCTGCGTCTTGTAACGCTCCCATTTCGAGTGGCAGCAGGTCGAAGTCCCACTCTGCATTCTCGCCAGTACGGTTGTCGGCGATCCGGTAGGCTCGGACCGCTTCGGGTTCCATGTCTTTTGCGACGTGGACCGGGACTTCGGTCAGCCCGATCTTCTTGGCGGCTTTGAACCGCGTATGGCCGACGATGATGACGCCGTCGGTGTCGACGACGATCGGTTGTCGGAAACCGAATTCGTTGATGCTATGAACGACCGCGTCAACAGCATCGTCATTCAGACGCGGATTGTTTTCGTAAGGCTTGATTCGATCAAGCGACCACATTTCGACCTGCATGGCAGAGTCCTTTTCCAGAGGTGAAGAAACGGAAAAGGGTCGGTCGTTGGGTGGATGGTTAGATGTTTGGTTGGCTAGGTGGTTAGTTCTTATCGTTCTCGGAACTCTGCTGCTCTACCGTTTCTCTGGTACTAATCTTGTGGAGGCATTTCCTCTGCTGAAACTCTCTGGCAAAGAGGAGAACAAGCCCAGGGCCAAATGCCCACAGCAGTACCGTTGTCCCTAATACAATGCCGGTGTACGAACCTCGCGAACAATAGCACTCTTTCTCGCGATCCCAGACAGCCACATGCACGGGTACGGCTACAAGAAGTTCAAGGATGCTCCCTTTGATCAAGAGGCGAATCATTCTCGTCATGGAGTCCATCCGGTCGACACCACGCCAGTAAACGAAAAATACACCAATCCATATCAGCCAGAGAATTCCGATTACAGTCCAGGCGACACTCATGTTCTCAATAAATGGTCCCCACAGATTTGGGATCTCAAGAAGCGTAGCGATCATTGCGATGGATAGCATTGCAGTTGCCAGCGCCGCACATACGAGAGACAACCACATCGGTCGTCCACTATCGGTCAGGTGCATTTTCAAGCGACCATGGGGACACAAGAACAGCCATTGTGTGAGTAGAAACCCTCCAACAACAATCAGAGTGTTCTTTTCTACTTCCTCCTCAAGAAAGGTAAGAGGCGTGCCATGTGCTCCTGCCATTTCGAACGGCGGTGCCAAAAGCAGGTACCACACTCCGATCGCAAAGCAAAGTAAACCGACAATTAGGAGCAACCAACGAGCTAATCGGGACTTGTTCTTGAGACTAGGCATGGAAACCTCCATTTCAGTGACCGATCACGCTAATTGTATTGTCTCACACTCGGACAATCAAAACAAACTGTGCTGGACAAGGTGCCTGTTCCGTGTGCCCATATTGGCGTTCAAATCGCCGGGGAGTACCTAAAATGTTTCCGGGGTCATCTTTCGTCTGCGTTCGCCAGCGTCAGCCCTGCTCGCCCACCATCGATTTCACTGGGACAACTTTCACTGGGACACATCAGTGGGATTCGACGGCACACCGCACATCAGTGGGACAGCCCCCTATAGGGGCTTTGTCCCACTGGTGTGCTCGCCCACTGGGACAACACGTTTGTCCCACTGAGTCCCAGTGGTCCCAGTGAACACAGCAACAGCAGTGGGACACACTGGGACAGCGTTGTCCCACTGTCGCTGGCGATTCGAACGCCACTGGTGGGACTCACTGGGACAGTTCAGTCCCACTGATGATATAGCCTTCATATTTTTGTCCATTTGCTTTCGTGATTTCACATTGGCGGGCCATTCCATCTTCAATCAGTTCCTCGATTAGGTTGTTGAAACGGTTGCCGCTGACGCCAGCGGCTTCACGGATGACGCGGCTTGTCTCACCGGTCTTGAACTTCGCAAGTGCACTGAGCAGCGACGCACGCTCCTTCTCATGCTTGCGTTCGGCGCGGGACACTTTGCGTTGTTCGCCTGCCTGTTCCTCTTGGGCGTCACGCTGTGCATATGCGTCGTTGGACTCCAGTATGTTCACGTCCCAACGTCGACCGCCGGGGTCGTCACGCGTTCCCTCCTGCACATCAACGCCCCACAGACCACTGTGGCCGGCCGAGCCACCGACACTCATCCATAGTTCGTGATGGCCGCCACGTTCGGGATCGTATTTGACGCGTCGGTTCAGCAAAATCCATTGACGGACGAACTCTTGAAAGCCAGCCCAGGCGATGTTTTCCAGTTCCGCAGGTTCGTACGGGTCGGCGATGCTCTTCTTGAGGTGATGGCACAGGATCGGCGTGCAGCCGGTCTCTTGCGCCAGCTCGCCAATGGATTTGAGCAGACCGCCAACGATGAACAGGTTGCCGGCGTCGTTGCCTAGTCCGAGCATCATCAAGTAGGTCGGATCGAGGATCAGCACGTCAAGTGCATGGTCCTCAATCACGCGTTTCATCGCGTCGATGTGCTCTTGGTTGGTCAACTGCGGAACGTCGAAGCACCAGACAGCACCTTGGCAATCCGAGAGACGAAGCTGTTTTGAACGCGCGACTCGGCGTGCGGTTTCCTGGATGGTTGCCGCACCCGACTCGCCGGACATCACACCGACACGTCGGGATAGCTTGACATCGAATTTACCAAGAAACGGTGTCGCTTCGGCGAGCGATAATGCCAAGTCGACACTAATGTTGGTTTTGAGCGTTTTCTTTGGGCCGGCAATCATCGACGGTTGTCCTCGGACGAGGATACCGTTGATGAGGTATTCCATATCGTACTGCGATGCGTCGAGATCTCGACTGGAGACAATGTTGAACAGTTTCTCTTCGGCAGCCCGACGATCTTGCTCGAAATGATTCTCGATCGTCGCCACGTTGATTTGATCAGGCTCGTACCGAGCAACGCTGGCCGCGATCCGATCGACCTCGTCGCGATCCATCGGCGGATCGCAACGAACGCGATTTGTTTCCTGAATGGCGGCAGCGATTTCGTCGACCGACATTCCGGCTCGCCGCATCGTGCCGCCCAGGCGGGCCAGTGTGCCGTTGCGTTGGCCGGCGGGAATTCGGTTACCGCCAACCTCGGTCGTTGTGACACGTTCGGATGGGTGGCCGTCGGATAGACGATTGAGATCATCGACCAGCCACTGAGGCGGCAAAGGCAGATCTTCGGGACCGATATCGAGTCCCATCGTCGGTGCCCAGTGGTACCGCCGGCCGCCTTCGAGGACGGAGGGCGGAACGACGACGTAGCCTCCATCGACTTTGATGTCGACGAACTTGGCCAGCTCACTGTTCCAATTCTTCCAGGTGACGCCTTCGGGACGGCGGAAGAAGTACTGCCGACCGCCTCGTGCGGTTAGCGACAAAGGTGCAACGGCCAGGTCCATCGATCGCTCGGGATCTTCGAGCAACCAATGGCTACCGACGTCAACGTCAAGCACGAAGATGCCGTTGGTCGAAACGCCGATATTGGCCGAAGGCGACCGTCGCCACCAATCCTCGATGGTATCCAGGTCTTTCGTCGCATCGTTGCATCCATGCGACGTGATCGGTTGTTTGGTTCCCGACGCGCACGGAAATACCGCGTAGCCGAGATCGGCCAGCGTGAGCGCGGCGTCGAGAAGTTTGGAGATATTTGCTTGGGAAGTCAAAACGGAACCTCGTCATCGTCGTCATCCATGCCAGAGAGACAGAAGCAGGGTTTTTCAGTTAGCTTGGTGTCGACGATCCGATCGAACTTTTCGCCAGCGATACTGCGAATGGTAATCTCCTCGGGGAACGCGAGCGCCCCGCGGATCGCTAACGAAACCGCTTCGGCCGCCGTGCGCGGAACAGGTTCGTAGGATCGTTCTCGCCACCACCAAACCGCTTTGTTGCGAGCGAATCCGGTGTGCTCAAAACAGACGTACTCGCGATGATGAAAGTTGATGCCGATGACATACTCAACGCACATCGACTTCGGATCATCCTCTTCTGCGTCGCGTTTGGTATGAACGCTGTAGAGTACGTCTTGGACCTCGTGCGTTTGCTCGGTGATGTCTTCCGACAACACTGCTGCCGATGCAGGTTGACTGGTGTGACTGATCACACGGGGTGATGCAATGACTGGGAATTCATGGTTGCAGGACGGACATTCCCGCTTGGCGACCGCGACGATGGCTCCACATTGGGGACACTCTTTGGCTTTGGGCCGATCATCGTGCTGCGGCGTCGGCGGTTCGATGCAGTCCACCGGACCGTGACGCATCACGTTGCCGGCGAAGTCCAAAATCAAGCAATTTTCTTTGCCGGGATGCAGACGAAAGCCGCGGCCGATCATTTGGTAGTAGAGACCGGGTGACATCGTCGGACGCAAAAGCGCTACACAGTCGATCGTAGGGGCATCAAACCCGGTGGTCAGGACGCCGACGTTAACGAGGTACTTGCATCGCTGGTTGCGAAAGTCGTCGAGCGTTTGATCTCGTTTGCCTTGTCTGGTTTGGCCAGTCACAACTTCGCAGTCTTGACCTCGCTGCTTCAAAGCGAGAGCGATCGAATGAGCATGGTCGACGCCCGCTGCGAAGATCAAGCACGAATTCCGCTGGACCGTTGCCGCGATGATTTCGTCACACGCGGATTCCACCATCGGTTCGGCGTTCATCAACGCTTCGGTATCGCTAGCGATAAATTCACCACCGCGAACCCTCAACGCCGAGGTGTCTGCTTTCTGTTTGGCTGCCTTAGCGGTTGGACGGCAGAGGTAACCATCTAGAATGAGGTCCATGACACCGACTTCATATGCGATCTCGTGTAACGGACCGGCTGCATCGCATATCGAACCGCTGTCCAGTCGATACGGCGTCGCGGTAAACCCGATGACACGTAGGTTCGGATTGATTCGCTTGGCATCGGCCAGAAACCGTCGATACATGCCGGTGCCTTCTTTGGGCACCAGATGGCACTCGTCGACCAGGACCATATCAAAGTGCCCCAGTTCCTCGGCTCGATGATGCACGGACTGGATACCGGCAATGATGACATCGCCATTGGTTTGCCGTTTGCCGAGGCCGGCCGAAAAGACACCAAAGTTGACGCTCGGGCAAACAGCGGTCAACTTCTCGGCGGCCTGTTGCAAGAGTTCCTTGACGTGAGCCAGGATCAAGACGCGGCCTTGCCAGAGATTTACCGCATCGTCGCAGATCGTTGCGATCGTTGGCGTTTTGCCACCAGCGGTCGGAATGACAACGACGGGGTTGGTGTCGAAGCGACGTAGGTGCAGATAGACCGCGTTGACGGCGGCGCGTTGGTAGGGTCTTAGTTGCATACGATGACCTCACCGTTGCGTCGTTTCACGCCGCGTTGGGATTGCAGCCATGCTTCGCAGTGCCCCGTGTAGCGAGCGTTCAATTTGTGACATTTCCTGCAGATGCGGTTTCCCGGTCCTTGGCTGTCGAATTTTTTGTCACACTTCAGACACACCCTATTTGCGGGGCGATAGTTGTGGGCAAAGGCGACCATCGTTTTCCTCAATTCGGACGATTGCTTTGCCGCCCTTAACCGGACAGCGTTTATGGATAGAGAGATCGACGATTTGGTTGTCGTCTTCGTACGCACCGCCGTGCTGGAGTGCATCGAGCAGTACCTTGAGCACATTGTCGATGTCACGACGGCGACGATCGGGCGGGTGAATCAACACATCGACCGACAGCGGGCCGGTGATGGGGCGGACCTCCATGTCATGAAGCAAACGGCAAACGTCGCGACGAAATTCTCGACCGCCTTTGCTGATCAACGTCCGTGGCCCCACCCGCCGCCAGTAATGATTGATACTGGGAGGGTGGGGCACTTCGACGAGCAACACGCTCAGCGTTTCCAAGGCGCGGTGGACGCTTGCGCCGGGTTAGAAGCTGGAGCGGGCGCCGTTGCGGAGTAACCACGGATCTCGTTATGCATCTCGCCGGTGTCGATGCGACGTTTTAGGCGAACGTTGATCATCATCGGCAACGAATGCAGTTCTTGACTGTCCTTGGCAATCATCACACCCGCGGCACGGCAGATCGCGGACAATTCCGCCTGAGCGATTTGCACGGCGGTTTCGTTCGGGTTGTCAAGGTTCAAACGAACCCACAACAGACGCCCCTTGAACTCGCCTTCGATGATCTCGAACGTGAGTTGCAAATATTGTCCGGTGCCAGCCTTGGTCGGCTTCATTTCGCTGTCCGTGATCACGGCAACGTACTTGCCAGCGGGAATCGGTTCGAGCGAGTTGGTGGGTTCGACTTGGTTGGCGTCAAAGTTGAGTGTAGCCATTGCGTTTTCCTTGGGTTTGAAACGGGATAGAAAGGGGGTGAATTGTTCAGTTGGTCGACATGGCGTTGATGAACGCCGACCAGGACAGAGGCAGTTCTTCAGCGATGCCGTAGCGGTTCTTCGCAACACAGGTCGGCGAACCGTAAGCACGGATGACGCGTTCGCCGCCGTCTTTGCCGATGGCGTGAGCGATGGTTCGTTTGCGGTTGAAACCACCGTCTTCGCTTTGCGTTCGCATCTTGCGAGTCGCGAACAGCACTGCGTCGCACCATTCCTTGACGAGGGCTGCAGCGTGCTTGTGAAGCCGCGGCGAATAACGGTCATAGGGCGAGCTTTCCGGATCCTCGAATCGCTCGACTTTGGAATGCGCGATCAATACAATCACCATGCCGCGGGAACGAAGTACACCGAGCAAGTCCAGCACTTCACGCCATAGTGAGAGAGCATGCGTATAGCCACGAGCGTACCCGCCATCGACCTTCTCAATCGACTCGGCCCCGTATTGATGGCACAATTTGTCCCACGCAAGACGTTCGAGCCAATCGAGCGAGTCGATCACGACCGATTCGTAATCGTGCTTCTCGCCCGCGAGCGTTTTCAGGGCTGCGACGACGTCATCGAACTTCGTCGCCAGCGGAAAACGATCACAATTGATCTCGTCGAGGCCATCTTCGGTTTGAATGAAGATCGGCTTGGGGGCTTCGCTGCCGAATGTGCTATTGTGCGTGACAATGAAGTCGTCAGTCACATAAAGCGAATCGAGCGAGTCGATACGAATGCACTTGCACTCCATCTGGCCGATCAGCGTTACTTCGCGGATGGTGTGATGAATTCGCCACTCCGCCGAGCCCCATTTGGCCAAATGCTTTTCACTGGAGACCGGCGCGACTTCGTTTGGAAATGAAGCGAAGATTCGATAGGCCATTTTGCATTTGTGCCGGATGCCATCCTTTTCGTACGACCCACGTTTGGTCTTGACGCAAGCGGAACCACCGAGGGATCGAACCAGATAGCAGAAGTCTGCGCTAAGCTGCGGGCTCACGGTGGTGTACTCGACTGAGCCTGGGTTTGTGACGAATCCATCGCTGTCAATGAGTCCCCGTATTAGTTCCAGTCGTTGTTCGACGGAACCGTTCAGGAACACCGTTGGGACAAATTTGTCCTCGGCTTTGCGGCCAGCCAGGCCGAGCGTATCAATGGTCGCCTTGAATTGCGTGCCGCTTCGGTCCGGTGAGGTTAGCCGCATGTGCAAATCGTCGACCATGACTACTTGATCACCGTCGGCAGCCATGATATTCCGGACTCGGTTTTGGATATCAAGTTCAGGGTTGGTGATCATCAGACTGTGACCGTAATGGCCATCACCCAAATACATCCCCAACAACCACGGATCGATCGGCAGGTCTTTTGCCGGGAACTGAACCGGCGCCACTCGCGGCACGGCATGATTGAAATGAGTGCCGTAACGAAGCGAATGTCGGATATCTGTGAGCGTGCGAACCGCACCAGCCATTCCTTTTGATCGCTCGTTACATGTCGCCGTCAGCCACAAATGGTCGTCACAGCACCGGGTCGTTGATCCATCGCGAAATGTAACTTGGTAAACGTCTTTGGTGCCCTGCGGATAGACACCAAGCACTTCACAAGCTTGCCCATTGGCACCGATCACGGCATCGCCGACCGAGATGTCAGCCATGGGGACGAATCCATTAGGTGTCAAGACTTTGGCATCCAATGGTTGTGCTTTTCCAATGCCTTCGACACCGTAGAGTAAGACACGCGGTGGTTTGGATTGGCGGCCGGTTTGGATGGTTTCGAGTAAATTGGTCATTTGAAGTTTGAAGTGAGGAGGTGAGGTTTGAAAGAACGATTGTCATAGCGACGGGATCGGTTCGACGTCGAAGTTGCCGTCGCGGTCGCTCGTGACGAGGTAGTATTTGAAGTCGACTTGAACGACAAAACGCTGGTCGCTACCGAGTCGCTTGCGTAGTGATTTACAGCACGTGGTGAACTCTTTCGACGCATTGTTGAACCTCTCTGCAGAACGGAGATAGCGTCCGACCGCCAAAGAAAGTGCGACGCGGCGTTCGATGTCGAGGGCAATGTTGGGCATAATGATCCTTTGGTTGGTGTCTTGAGTCGGTCGGCGAGACATGCCCGCCTACCCCTTGAACTACTCCGCTAGCGATGGGACTGACGGATCGGAGGCCAAAGTTTTTAGGCGAGGTAGTCGCGAAGGCCCGCTTGCTCGAACTTTTCCGCCACCGCCCGAAGCCATCCGTTGAGCGTCGATCGCGGCACGCCCATTAATTCAGAAACACGAACCATTGAGTGCGACTTGCGGAGTTCCAGCATCCGTTGCCAAGGTTCGGGAAGCGTCGCGATCATCGCCGCCATGGCCTCGACCAGTTCACGAAGTTCGTCGTCCGGCCGACGCTCGATTTGCAGACGGGCGTACTTGATGGATTCGTCGAGTGTGTATTGCAGATCCGTTGGCAACTCGCCGGGCACAATGACCTCGATGTTGAGCGATTGGATGTATCCCGGACCGGCTTTTTGGGTCAGTCGCTTTTTTAGGTAGCTCATCACGAAGCGCTCGACCACCGTGGTGATGAACACGTTGCGATGAGCGATCGCGGGATCAAACGATCGCATCGCCTCGATCAAGTGGGTCAGAATCGTCTGCTCGATCGCGGGTGCGTCCTGGTTGCTCAATCCCGGACGCAAGATGATCTGCTGCGTCTTGCGGCGGATAATGCCACGAGCGAACTTATCGTTGACGATGTCGTGCTCGGTGTTTGGATGCTTGTCGGAAGAAGGGGGCATGGTTGCCAGTCCTTGGCCGGCAAACAGACGCCGCGTCCGAAGCAACAGACCGTCCCGTTGGGGGCTGGATACGGTGTGGTCTGCTTCGGCAAAGTGAGTTGTCAGAAGCGTTCAAGGCCTGTCGAACGCCACTGGCGAAAAGTCCCAAGGGGGCGAAAATTTCCGAGACATTTCCCATGCAAAAAGCCGCAAACTCGACGATTTACGGCTTCAAGTGAATTCATTCATTTTCGAGTTTGCAGATTTGGGATCTGCGAAAAGTGCCAAGTGTCAGCTTTCTGGCTCGATGCGGAACACACATCGCCAACCCTTCTTGTCCTCGGTCAGTTCGATCGGATCACCGGAAATGCGAAAGAAGTCACGCAGGGTGGCGGATAGAACCTCGCGCCGCTTCTTGTTCTTGCGACAAGCCGCCGGTGAGTTCCAAGTCATCAGCCCATAGCCCTTGGCAAAGTCAGCCAACAGGTCCCACTGCTTCGTTGGCTGTCGATTCCGAGCGTCCACCAACCCCATTTGAGAATAGAGATAGATTCCCGTCTCGTCGCGAACTGAGATGCGGACCGTGTGTTGATCAACAAACCGAATCGATACGTCAGGCCAGGTACAACCGGCTGGTGTGGCGAACCCGATGTTGGGCTTCGCTGCATCGATGTTGGGCGAGTGGTAATTGCGAAATGCCTTCAGACGGTTCCTTGCAGTTCCCGCAAGCGCAAGTTCACCACGCTCGTCGAGCGACGCGAATTGATCCAACGTCAACAGCAAGGCGTCATGACCCTCAAGTCGTCGCCGAGTCCGGTCGTCGATCGGCTCATCGCCCCACTGAATGAGAACGAAAGGTCCATCACTGTGATCGGTCGCAAACAACACCGCATCACTGATTCGGCGGCATTGCAAGAAGACTGGAAACGCAACGCCGGCCAGCGGTGAGTCGACCCCAATCAGCCAGGCTGGATCGTTGGGCCTACGTTCAAGACGAATATCGAAACCGAAGTGCGCGGAAAGGCATGCGACCAACCGACCAAAGTCGAACTGGTGGATCACCATCTCACAGCGCTGCACATCAACGCGACAACCCTGTTCCTCGTCGACCGCGATGTAAACGTATGGCGTATCCTCAATGACTCGGTACCAAACAAAGTCGGACCCGAGTTTCGGAATGTGACTCGCGTACTGGTCCGTCGGTTTCAACCACGGCTCGGCGATCGCGAACCGATCACGAAGTAGGTTCCGCCAATGAGTCAGAGACGTTGCTGACTGACGCACCGAGCGAACGGCTCTCCAAACCGGCTCCCGGTAATGCGAACGGCTTGATCCGGCGACCATTGATAAACCCTCGTTTTCGCAAGAAATCCTCGATTACATCGGCATCTCCGTCTCGACCAAACGCCGCAAAGTTGGGCGGCCTGATCGTGCACATGCGAATACGACGCGAATCCGCGAATGTCAATGCGATCCTAGCTTCGATGATGCGGACCTCTTCGTCATAGCTGCTGAACGTCGCGATTCGGTCCTCGAGCACGTCGATCAGCGCTTCGCGATCCGTTCGGACGTACTCAGGAACGCCACCGGTCAACGCGATTTTCACACTTACCAGCGACGCATTGAGCAGCTGCGGAACATCCGCGACTGACAGAGACTTTCTGCCGTCGATGACAAGCGGGTCAGCGGTCCAGATTTTGCCATCGGGGAACATCTCCTCGTCGTCGAAGAAGCATTCTCCGAACGCCGAACGGTACATTTGCCGACGAGTGAGAGTCGCTGCGTTGATCTTCAATTCGCCAGCAAGTTTATTCAGTTCCAACATCGCTTCGCCACGTGGCCGGCTATGTCGATCGACTGGCTGGCCATTCTCAACCAGCTTGATCGCTTTCAACGGAGATCCATGACTGACCAAAAGCCGCAACATCGTCTCGGTCTCTTCAATCGTCACATCAACGAATGGACCGCATCGCTTTTCGATGTGGTACTGCGACACATGATCTTGGAATGCCAGACGCCGTGGCTCGAGCGGCAGCAAGATTTCCGGCGGTTCGCTCGTCTTGGCTTGAAAGTACTGAAACGACTTTCGCGTTTGTACGCGTTCCCACCGAAGGATCTCTTCTGCGTCGTCGTGATGATGCAAGAACGCCTCGACGGCAACATCCGCGATGGTTGAATTTTCCTCCTCACGAAACTTCGCCGCCAAACCGTCGATGCGATCGAGCAACTTCTCCATGCAGCTTTCGGTGCAAAGATCGTTGACAAAATGCGCCGACTGCAACAGCGTACGCGGCGTGCCGTCGTCGGGTTGTCGGAGTATTAATCGAACCTCTTCGCGCCACTTATCGTCGATCGCTAGGCGAGGCAGTTTGATGCCGCGGGTGGCAAGGTAGTCTGCGAAGGGGGCGAGAAATTCATGGAGTCGTTCGTGGGCCACGTTTTTGAAGATGTTGTGATGGGTCAGTCGTAGGTAGTGGTCAGACATAAGAGATATTGCAGTTCAAAGCTTGTCGGTTTCATTTGCATCCGTGGGAAAGTTGTTTGATCCAGCGATCCAAGCACTGAAAAAGCGTCGGGATCGGGCCGGCGATGGTTCCACCACCGCTGCGTCCGTCGTGGGCGTCCTGCCGCTCCTCCGTGGCCGATTTCCTGAACGTCTCCTGACGTCCGACCCATTCCCGACTTACGATTGTGTCGCGATAAAGCGCGGCGGATTAAACTTCAGTAGCGAGCTGAGGCTTCAATTCAAAGATGGCTGTATATCGTTCCATCCGCCCGTCGACGGACCAAGCGAGGTCGGCCGGCGACGTTTCTTGGGGCGCTTTCCTGGACGTGCCGACGGTATCGGAAGAATCTTGTCACTGATGTCCGAATCAATGACGTAGACGTACTCTGGCACCTTAGTGAACTTGCCACGAATTTCCGTCATGATCGCTTTTGGATCACAGCGAAGCCCTTGCCAGAGAAAGATCACTGCGCCGACGTCCGTTTTGCGAACGAGTCCCGCTTCAAACAGTTCCCACATTTCTGGTGGCATCCCCGCTTCACGAGCGCATTGGGCGACGCTCCGCCCAGATTCTTTGCGAATCCTGCGAATCATTGCGATGTCGAGCTTCGGGTAATCATTGACTCTTTCGGTGGTTTTCATGTCGTTTCCTTTCTTGGAATCGGGTGGACAGGTTATTTGTAAGCATTGTCCAGGTGGTCGTGACAAGTCTGGTCACAGGGGTCAGAAACTTTTTCAATTTTGGTGATGTTCGGCGGCCCAATTGGAAGCCAGGGGACCGATCCGAAGTGTCGTTCCACAGTGTTTTTGGCGTTTTGTTGTGAGGTTCCAACGCGTGACTCACCCGCTGAAGAATTTTCCTCCATTGACCCACCGCCAATTTGCCCTCCGCCGGAGTAGCTCAAGGGGTAGAGGCAGTGCGTTAACCGCCCGGCTCCTTTTCTCGTTTCGGAATCCGCACGTGCGAACCCAACCCAGCAAAACCCCAGAGGACGAATTGCGAAATCGTCGTCGTGAAATCGTCTGCATCCTTGCCAGAGCCATCGTCCGATCCCGCCAAAACCAACCGATCCTCGGCAAATTCGAAGAACTCTCGCAAGACTCGGAGGATGTTCGCTTGAACTCTCCCGAAGCTCAAGGCTCTCTATGACACGGCCTCGGTGAACGCACCCGGCACCGACCTTTCCAACCTGTCAGGGAGAAACGATGAGTAGCACGATCACCAGAGAGCTTGCCGATTTGAAACGAATGAGCGTCGGCGAGCTGCAAAACAAGTACGTCGAAGTCTTCGGCGAAGCGACCACGGGAAGGAACAAAATATGGTTGCAAAAACGAATCGCTTGGCGAATCCAGGCCAATCAATTCGGCGGCCTCACCAACCGAGCTATCGAGCGGGCATCGCAGCTCGCCAATGAAGCCGACTTGCGAGTAACCGCGCCAAAAGAATCGGCGACAAAGCCTAAACCAAAAGCGACCTCAATATCAGCCCCACACGACGACCGCCTTCCGCCGGTCGGCGACTATATCGTTCGCGTTTACAAGGGCCAAGAGTACGTCGTCACTGTTCTTCAATTGGGCTTTGAATACGAGGGCCAAACCTACAAAACGCTTTCCGCCATCGCGACGGAAATCACCGGCCAGCATTGGAACGGCTTTCGATTTTTCAACCTCACCAAACCAAAGGTCACCAGATGAGACGCGAGCAACTCAAGATTGTCCGGTGCGCCATTTACACTCGGAAGTCAACCGATATAGGACTCGAACAAGAGTTCAACAGTCTGGACGCGCAACGCGATGCCGGTGAAGCATTCATCGCCAGCCAACGGCATGAAGGCTGGGAGTGCATCGACACGCGATACGACGATGGCGGCTTTACCGGCGGAAACCTCGACCGGCCGGCGATGAGACGACTGATGGAAGACATTGAGGCCGGCAAGATCGACTGTGTCGTCGTCTACAAGGTAGATCGCCTCAGCCGTTCATTGATGGACTTCTCACGCTTGATGGAGACGTTTGACAAACACGAGGTTGCCTTTGTCTCAGTGACTCAGCAGTTCAACACGGCCAGCAGCATGGGACGGCTGATCCTCAACGTTCTGCTCTCGTTCGCCCAGTTTGAGCGAGAAATGATCAGCGAGCGGACCCGCGACAAGATCGCCGCCACACGCCGCAAAGGCAAGTGGTGCGGTGGAATCCCAATCCTCGGCTACACCGTCGAAGACACCAAACTGATCGTCGTGCCGCACGAGGCCCAACGGGTTCGCCAGTTGTTTGACCTCTATTTGCAAACACGGTCGTTGATCGAGACCGCCAAAGAAGCGAACAAGAGAGCTTGGCGAACCAAACAATGGACAACGAAGAAAGGCACCATTCGCGGCGACTGCGAGTTCAATAAGAACCGTATCCACCAGCTTCTCACCAACGTCACTTATCTCGGCAAGCTGACCTACAAAGACGAAGTTCACGAAGGCCAACACGAGGCGATCGTCGACACGGAAACTTTCGACCGGGTCGCACGATCGCTTAAACGCAACGGCCGCACAGGCATGATGCAAGCCAGTACCAATTTTGACGGCATGCTCCGAGGCATCCTTCGCTGCGCAGGATGCAACCGTATCATGTTACACACATCCACCGGCCGCGGCCCCAAACGCTATCGCTATTACGTCTGCGGCAAAGCCGACAAGCAAGGATACGAAGCCTGCGATTCACCGTCAATTCCTGCCGGCCAAATCGAGGACTTCGTCGTCAAGGAACTGCGGACTATCGCCGCTGACGATGAACTCATCCGCAATATTTACGACCGGACCCACGAGCAAGAGAGGGAAAAGACAACGGACCAACGCAAGGAAATGAACTCGCTACGAGAATGCATCCGCAACGACTACGAAGAACTGAATCACTTCGCCACGAACAAGGCTTCGCTAGACCACATCGCCACTGTACAGGAGCGAATTACCGACAACGAACAGCGATACAACTTGCTGAAACGTTCGATTGACCAGCATCGCGACGAAACGATCAGTCATGCGGAAATCCGCGACGCTCTCCATCAGTTCGACGATATGTGGGATGCAATGTCCCGGAAAGAACGGTGCCGATTGATCGAGCTTATCATCCAAACGGTGAACTTCGACGGAGTGGCGGGCACGATCGACATCATCTTTCAAACCACTGGAATCAAGACACTCGGCCAAGGCTTCGACCTTTTGGAGTCAGCCAAATGACAATAGCGCCTTCGGTCCTTCGAACCTTCCACGTTTCAAAAGCCCATCGTGGAGAACGACGCATCCATCCCGGTGTCCCCCGACCACGGCCCACCCCTGGCCGACTGCCGCGACTCACTCGCATGATGGCGCTGGCGATCCACTTCGACCGCGCGCTCGTCACCGGCCGATTTGCGTCCCAAGCCGATCTGGCCCGCGTAGGCCAAGTCACTCGCGCCCGTCTCACCCAGATCCTCAACCTAACGTGCCTCGCTCCCGACATCCAAGAGCAACTCCTACATCTGGCGCCGTATTCCAAGGGCCGAGCCCCCCTCACCGAGCGCGAAGTCCGCCCCATCGCCGCCGAGCCCGACTGGGACAAGCAGAGGAATCTATTCGCCAAACTTACCGGTAAAACCAGTGGACCCAATTAG